ATACGACTAGGTTGAGTTGTATTGTTTTCATCATTATTTTCTAATTGAGGATTAATGTTTTGCATTTCATCTTGATTATTATTATTATCATTATTGTCATTATTGTCATTATTGTCATTATTGTCATTATTGTCATTATTGTCATTATTGTCATTATTGTCATTATCATTATTATCTAGAGGCACATTAACTCTTATGTCATGTCTACAAAGTGGACAATGCACACTAGTTTGAAACCATTGCATTATGTGTGTAGGATTAAATATATGTTTACAATAATTTAATTGTATAACCTGACTATCGCTATTAAATTCTATATGGCTTATTGGACAGACATAATTTAAAGGATTATCAATTCTTCCGAACGAAGTTGTAATAGTAGAATCATATATTTGTAATCTAGTAGGACGAATTACTACATCTGTTAAATCACCGTTAACCAGAGGCGTGGCACGTGTGGCACGTGTAGCATTTCTAACCTGTCTAGCTTGTCTAGTATTTCTAACATATGTGTTAAACATATTTTCATCATAAGTAGAAACTCTAGTTGGTCTATATACGAAATGTTCTCTATATCTATTTCTTATATTTTCATAATTAGAAAAATTATGACTTAATAAAATATTATTAAATGAAGTTTGTTGACTATTAACTATTTCTAGTAAATAATGTATTGATACGTTGGTATTATTTAAAAAATTAATATATGACCCTATTAAATCATCATTTCCATCAGTCATTTATATAGTTAATTTATAAAAAAAATATGTTTAAATATAAAGTTCTTATAATTTATAAAGTAAATGGATTTATCAAAATATGTAAATAAAGGATTAACTGGTTACAAAATACAGGAAATTCTTGTTATATTAATTCATGTTTACAGCTTTTATCGAATGTTTATGAATTAAATGAATTGATGGATAAATTAGATAATAAAAATGTTAACAATAACGAAAATGGAATTATGTTAAGTGAATGGAATAGTTTAAGAAAATTAATGTGGAGTGATAATTGTACTGTTGCACCTATTAGATTCTGTAAAGTTGTACAATTTGTTTCTGTTAAAAAGAATAATGAGTTATTTAGTGGGTTTGATCAAAATGATATTTCAGAATTTTTATTTTTTATAATAGATTGTTTTCATAATGCATTAAAGAGAGAAGTAAATATGAATATTACTGGAATAGTTAAGAATCCAGTTGATAAATTAGCATTAAGTTGTTATGAAATGATGAAAAATATGTATAAAAAAGAATATTCAGAAATGTTAGATATATTTTATGGAATAAGCGTAACTGTTATAAAATCATATAATGATGAAATACTTAGTAATAATTCTGAGCCATTTTCTATATTAACATTACCAATTCCTAATTTAAAGGAATGTTCAATATATGATTGTTTAGATTTATTTACAAAAGATGAAGAATTAAAAGGTGATAATGCATGGTTTAATGATAAAACAAATAAAAATGAAGATGTTAAAAAATGTTTAAAATTTTGGAGCCTACCTAGAATTTTAATTTTAGGTTTAAATAGATATAACAATAGTAATAGAAAATTACAGAGTTTGGTGAGTGCTCCTTTAGATAATTTAGATTTATCTAAATTTGTTATTGGATATGGTGGTATAGAAATTAATAATTATGAATTATTTGGAACAGCTAATCATTCTGGAAATGTAAATGGTGGACACTATACTGCTAATATAAAAAATTTAAATGGTAAATGGTATAATTATAATGACCAAATCATTAATGAAATAAATGATAGTAAAGTAATAAATGTATACACATATTACCTTTTCTATAGAAAAAAAAATAAAAATTAATTATATAATGGATGTTGATATGAATTCAGTAACTGGAATACCCTTATTAAAAAATTACTTTAATAGTTTAAACATAAATCCTTTTTTTTTCCTAATTATTTTAATAGTTATTATTTTTTATATAATATTTTTTAGTTCTTTAGGAAATGAAACAAATTTAGATGTTACAAATAATGATAGTTCAACAGAGGTAACTATATTTGGAATAATAATGATAGCGCTTTTTATCGTTCTGGTAGTAATAAATGGATTTAATCATTTTTTAAATATAGATATAATTACTTCAATTAGAGATATTTTTACAGCTAGACCAGAGATAGATATAAGAGTAAATAATAATAATGAAGATGGAGATGGAGATGGTGATGGAGATGGAGATGGAGATGGAGAAGGTGGTTTATTAGGTAATTTAGTTGATGATAATGAAGTATTCAATGTTCAAGGAAATCATTATACTTACAATGATGCTAGAGCTATTTGTAAAGCATATGGTGGAAGACTAGCAACATATAGAGAAATAGAAGATGCTTATAATGAAGGAGGAGAATGGTGTAATTATGGTTGGTCAGAAAATCAATTAGCATTATTTCCAACACAATATAAAACGTGGAATAGATTACAAAAAATAAAAGGTCATGAAAATGATTGTGGGAGACCGGGTATAAATGGTGGCTTTATAAATAATCCTAGTGTTAAATTTGGAGTTAATTGTTTCGGGCAAAGACCAAAGATTACACCTTTAGAAAACAATTTGATGAAATTAAATAGAGAAGTACCAATAACTAGGGGACAACAAGAATTACAAGAGAGAATAGATTATTGGAGAAGTAGAATACCTGAATTATTGTTATCACCCTTTAATAGAAAAAATTGGAGTAGATTTTAGTTTTTTTTAGTTTTTTTTTGTGATGCTTGAGATTGGTTTTCACTTTTATTAGACTTTATTTTACGAGTTTTATTTTTTATTTTTTTAACACCATTAATATTAGCTAATTTAAATAAAATTTCAATTGTTTCACTATCAATACAATTGTCAATATCATTGTATAATAAACACTTTGATAGATTTTTATTAGTTTGATAACAATTAGGAATAGTTAAGTCTTTTAGTAAATTATTTTTTGATAATTGTTTGAATTTAGGTTCGTTTGATAGTAAATCAGATATGCTAGTGTATTTCATATTTATAGTATATATTAAGAATATACTATAAATAAATGAATTTATAAATTAATAAATGAATTAAAAATTTTTAATACCAATAATCCCGCATGCTAGGCGTTTACCAGCATTGCCAGTTTTTTTACTTTCGCTGATATTATCTTTACCCATTCCCAAATCATCACGGTCAGCATGTACAATAATCATTCTTCCGATTATAGAATTTTTTTTCTCTCCATCAATTGAGACCTTTTTTGTCTTAATTATTCCTTTACTTATACCATTTTTAGATACAATATTACCTAAATCTCCAGCATGAGAATCTAAACTTGTTAGAGAACCATGATTTTTGTTATATGGATTAAAATGTTCACAACCGCTCTTGCAACCCTTTGTTATATCACCACATTTATGAATATGAAAGCCATGTTTCCCATCTTCTAGATTGTATATTTCATATGAGATTTGTAAATAATTTGTAAATTTTTTAAAATTAACAATACCATTTACATTTATATTATTAGTATCTGGATATAATTTAGCAATACATTCTTTTTTACTTTTTTTACTTTTTTTACTTTTTTTACTTTTTTTACTTTTTTTACTTTTTTTACTTTTATTACTTCTATTTTTTTTGTTAGTTTTACCACCACCACTACAGTACTTAAATGGAGCACAAGAAGAACGCATAGTAAATCCTTTTATACCTTTTTTACACCTTTTTTTTGTAAATCTTCTGGGTAATTTAAATAATTTACCATCTTTTCTTTTACATGTAGTATCATTTTTTTTAATCTTACAACATGAATTTGTCATTATATAATATTAAGATTTAAATATTAAAATCATATTAATTATAGAGAGCATAGAGAATAATGGCACTTACAAACTTGGATAAAGAAACGACAACTAGACTTTTTCAAATGTTATCATTAAATGATAATGAAATTAAAAACCTAGAAATAATAAAAAAAAATTATTCATCATTTGGTCAACTAAAGATATTAGCAGAACAAATATCAAATTTACAAAATAAAGCTCAAGAAATAATTCATGAAGCTCAAATTAATGATTATTTACATAATATAGAAATGCAAACTAAAAAAGTACCAGGACAAGTATATTATCATTATAAATTTAAAGAAAAAGATGTTCTTTCTATTATAGCTCCTGAAGAGTGGAATACATATGATTCATTTCATGGGGCATATTTATATAACTATGATAGTATTTTTTATAAACAACATTGACATTCCTCTTGACATTTCATTGCCCATTCCATTGCTTTGACATTTAACTTAAGTTTTTTGGGAGGTTCTTCTTTACTTACTCTTTTTGCAGTTTAAGAATGGATATTTATTATATAATTTGAAAATAGCCTGCTCTTTTAGTTTAGCCTCAATCATGATATCAATATTGCAATTAAATTTATCAGGAATTTCTAATAGATAATCAGGTATAGTTTCAATAAAATCACTGTGGTGACCAGTTTTACCAGTACCTTGTTCACTAACGTGAAATTTAGGTTTAATATTACGTTTCCACCATGTTTCAAGTATAGCGTGAATATATATATCAGGTTCTTGAAATACTTCGTTGGGATGCAAAATTTTATAACATTCGAAGTGGTGTGTGTCAAAAACAACCGGGAATGTTGATACGGTTAGCTACCTCTAAACAGTCCTCTATCGAAAAGTTTTTTTCACAATTTTCAAGAACAATTCTTTTTTGTACATTTTCAGGGAGTAGAGAGAACTGATGACACCATCGGTCAATAGTTTTTTTCTTGTCTCCATAAACACCACCGCCATGTATAACTATTACAGAATTTGAATCCATTCCCATTAAATCGAGTACATCAGCGTGATATTTAAGGTCACAGATAGTATTTTCTAACATTTCGGGATTGTTTGTGCCAATAACGTTATATTGACCAGGGTGAAATGTAAGACGTTGATTATATTTTTTAGCTAGTGCACCAATTTCTTTAAGTAGTTCAATAGCGAAATCAAATGTATAATCCATAGCTTTTTTATTGGATTTATGAGGAAATAATTCGCTACTTAATCTAAAAACTTTTATACCATTTTTTTCATTCCATTCTATAAGTGTAAGTGTATCTTTAAGATTTTGAATTATTTTTTCTTTTAATGGTTGAAAACCTTTAGTTTCTAGTGTTTTTAGAGTAACAGAGCGGGACGACATAATTGGTGGTTTTAAAGTAGATAATTTTGTATTCATACAACATAATCCTAATTGAATATTTTTATTTTCTGACATTATTAATATTATTATTATTTAAAAAAGTAATAATATTAAAAATTTTCAATTTTTTGTATTTTTACTATTTCTATTTACTTAGCATTTTGTTAAATTTTAACCATAATATTACACTAACAGCAAATCCAAGAGTAAAACCACCTACACATTTATCGGGGCTATTACCAGGTAAGAGAGGTGTGATTAGAAAAGGCATTAAAAAGAATGTAAGGAATGAATAAAAAACCATAGCTAATGTTGATGGTATAGTGCTTAAATGCGACATATATAAATAGAGTATAAAAAATTGATTTAAAATATATTTTTTAAATTTTTTTATAAAAAATATATTATGCACATTTTATTCAAGAGAAGTTATCACATAATGACAACGCGATTGTTCACAAAAATAATTGGTAATAATAAGCCAAAAACATTTAGTGATGTTTCAACAAATAGTTTAATGGTTATGGTTAAAAGGACTATTGATAATATTGTTAATCGTGATATTGATGGACATTTACCTAAATTGCATAGGTGGTGCAACAATACATCTCCAAGATACAAAGATATATGCAACTGGGAAAAAAAAGTAGAAATTGCTAGTAGAGATAATTGCTATACAGATTTAAATGAAGATTTCAATAATAGGTTTAAAAATTACATTTAATTATTTTTACATCTCACATTACCTAAAATAAATTTTTCTAATTTAAAATTTCTATCATATTTAACATACTGAGTTTTAAAGTAATATAATACACCATATATTATAGAAAAAATTAATAAAAACTTAAGTATTACTATTGCTTGTTCTAAAAATTTATATCTTTCTATATTTATATCTTCATACAATGTTTGAAAGTCATTTAAAATATAAATGATTGTTAGTAAAGTGAATGATAATGTAGTAAAATATATATTCATTTTTGTAAACAACAAGAAAAATAGCCATATTCTTAAACTTTCATATAATCGTTTATAAGGGTTCATTTCAACATTATTTAAATTACTAGCAAAATAAATTAAGAAAAATAAAAGTATGTATTTTGCGTAGAAATTGTTTTCTAAAATTCTTCTAGTAGAACATCCAAATAACTCAGTTAAAAAATTACCAGAAATTGTAATTATTAATAAAAATAAAACGTTATAATGATACATGTTAATATTAATCATAATTACTTAAAATATAATTAGAATATAATTTTTCTTTTTATAAAATTAAATTTAAAAAGATAGTGATAGATAATATATGCGTTGTTTGATTTTATTATTATACTTTTGTAATAGTTATTGCTTTAATATTTCACCAATTTATAATGTAAAAAAAAATAATATGGTAAAAATGTCATTATTAAAAAATTACAAACCGGTTGAAATAATAAAAAATGTAGCTCAAAAAGGAATTGAAAGTGAATGGAGTTATAATGACTTTTTATATAATTTAAAAGAACATAAAATAGATGCTGCTACAATTACAGATACAAATAATTTAGTTGTTATTGATAATCAATATAATGATGTTATAAAAGCCGAAAATTTACATTTACTTAAAGGAGTTCCACAATTAACAGATAATATAGTTAATAAACTTATAGAAAATGGAATTAATTTTGATATTTATAATGTAAATGAAAATAAAGATTTTTTATCAAATATTCCATTTGGTATTCAGTTTGTACTTTTTTATCTCCTTGGTAGTTTTGTATTAAATTTTATTCAAAGGTCAGGAATGATGAATAATATGATGAGCAATATTCCAAACCTGAATAAAAATGGTAAAATAATTGATAGTAAAGATATAGATGTTAAGTTTAGTGATGTAGCTGGCTGCGAAGAAAGTAAGTATGAGTTAATGGAGATAGTGGAATTTTTAAAAGACCCAACTAAGTTTAAAGATAGTGGTGCTGTTATACCATCTGGTGTATTACTTGAGGGTCCACCAGGAACAGGTAAAACTCTTTTAGCTAGAGCAGTTGCAGGAGAAGCCGGTGTTGGTTTTATTTCGGCATCAGGTTCTGAATTTATTGAAATGTTTGTTGGCGTAGGTGCGTCTAGAGTAAGAAATTTATTTAAACAAGCTGAAGAGAATAAGCCATGTGTAATATTTATAGATGAGATTGATGCGATAGGCCGACAGCGAGGAACTGGATTTAATAGTGGTAATGATGAAAGGGAACAGACATTAAATCAAATATTAACAAACATGGATGGTTTTGATAAAAATAAGGGTATAATAGTTTTGGCTGCTACGAATCGTGCTGATATCTTAGATTCAGCATTAACAAGACCGGGTAGATTTGATAGAAAGGTTACGGTTTCATTGCCAGATGCTCAAGGAAGAAAGGCGATATTTGGAATACATTTAAAAAATAAAAAATATATTGAAGACTTAGATTTAGAACAATTTAGTCAGTTAACACAAGGGTTTTCTGGTGCAGATATTTCGAATATGGTTAATGAGGCAGCTATTTTGTCTTTAAGAAGTAATAAAACAGAAATAGACAATTTATCATTATATAATGCATTTGAAAAGGTAACAATTGGATTACCTAAAGCAAACGATAATAGATTAAAATCAACGATTGAACTAGTAGCTTATCATGAAGCGGGGCATACTGTGGTAGCTAAATTGTTTAATGATATTTTTGATGTAAGAAAGGTTACTATAAATGCAAATAGTAATGGTGCTGGTGGGTATACTCTTTTTACACAGAAAGAAAAATATGCGGGTTTCCCAACAAAAAAGTTGCTTTTAGCACAATTAATGGTTTCACTTGGTGGTCGTGTTGCTGAAATGATACTATATAGTGAACAAAGTGAAATGCCAAGTAATTACATTGATAGTATAGTATTTGATGGAATCAATAATTTAGATATAACAACTGGTGCTTCTAATGATTTAAAACAAGCTGATAATATAGCTAGGTCATATATTAATTTATTTGGATTTAATGATACACTAGCAACATTTGAAGATAGTAATCCAAATCAACCATTTTTAGGTAGAGATATAGCGATGAATAATAATAAGATTAGTGAATATTCTAAAAATAGAGTAGATAAAGAAGTTAATAGATTAACAAATTTTGCATATAAAAAAACACTTGAGATATTAAATAAAAATAAGGAACAACTTAAAAATGTAGCGGATTTATTGATTAGTAATATTTCTATTGACCAGAGAGATTTAAATAAAATAGAAGTAGACTTCTTCTAAGGTATAAAAAAAATTGAATTTTTATTTTTTTATGAATGTAAAAAAAATAAAAGTGAATACTTATCGAAATAACAATGAATAATGAAGAAAATGAAGAAATTTATGTAAAAATTATTTATTATTGTAATGATAATAAAAATGATGTATTAATTACTGATTGGTCGTTTTCAACAGAAATGACTATGATTAGTATAATGCAATATTTTGAAAGATTTTTAATGTTGCAACAATTAGCAGTTAATTTTTGTTTTGGTAAAGATATAGGTGAAATGATAATAAATTATATGCCTAATTTATTTGACTCTAAAAATAATTCTTTTTACACACACATACATGCTGATTTCTTTAATACTAAAAAAGTAAGATTCAAATTAAGTAATAATTTAAATTTAAAAAATGTGTCAGATTTAAAAATAAATAATTCAAGTAATAAAGACGCAAATGATGAATTAATATTGAGATTGAGATGTAAAGGATTATCAAAAGAATATTATTTCAATGCTAGTAAAAGAAGATAAATATTATAAACTTTTATTTAATTTAATCAGTGGTTTTTCACTTTGTCCTTCTTGCTCTTCTTGCTCTTCTTGCTCTAAAATTTTCATAAGTTCATCTTCTTCATCTTTAGATATTTCAGTAGTAGTCGTAGCTGGAAGTATTTTTAATTTTGTAGGTTTTTTAATAGTTGTTTTAAATTCATTTATATAATTTAATTCATTAAAAATATCGTTAATTCTAATATCATTTTGTAAAGATAATGATAGATTTTTTTTATCTAATTTAATACTTTGGTTGTAATATAAAAGATTATATTGTGGAACTAAATCTACTTTTACTTTTGGTATTTTAATAACGTAAAGATAATCTTGATTTTTATTTAATATTAGAATTGGTTTTTTATTTTCAGGAACAGTTACAGAGCTTATTAAAATGATAGGTAAATTTAGTCTTTTAGATAAAAATATTATATCTAAATTAGTTAGATAGTAATTTTCTGATAAAATCATAATTTCTATATCAATTTCACCAAGTAAAAATTTTTTAGCTATTGTCTCTTTGCCTTGAAATGATAAAATATTTCCTAATTTAAAACTATTATCTTTATTTTTTTGATATTCTTCTATAAGAAGTTGTTTGATTTTATTTATTGTATTAATGTCACTTTTCGCATTAAAATCTTTAATAATATCAAGCATTATTAAAAAATTACAGCTAGCTTGTTCATTAGAATAGTATATTTCTTCTGTATTATCAGGAAAAAAAGGTTTCCATTTACCAGTTAGTTTTTTAATTTCTTTTTGACATATTTTTTTAAGAGGTTCTTCTAGTTCTTCTGGTTTTTCTGGTTGTTTTGGTTTTTCTGGTTCTTCTAGTTCTTCTGGTTCTTCAAATTCTTCTGGTTTAGCTTCACTACTAGGTTTTAATGCTAATTTTTTCTTACCTTTTACTTTACCAAAAATAATAGGTTTATTGCTTGTATTAATAAAATTGTAAGGGTTAACAGTTCCATAATTAGTATTTTTAATAAAAGGGTTCTTTTCAGCTATTTTAATATTTTGAAAATATTCTTGGTTCAATAAAGATTGTAAAATTATCATTTCATCATTATTTATTTTATAGTTGAGATTAGAAAATATAATAAATCCTTTATCTTTTAGTATAAAATCACTAATTCTAGTGTACCTTATTAATTCGTCAGCTAGCTTACCTAAATACAGTTCACTATTATCATAATTATTAACTAAATTAAATCTGGGAATAAGTAAGATACAATTATCTGAATTTAAACAATATTGCTTTTCACTACATTTTTCTTTGTTATTAAAAAGACAGCTAGTAATTTCATTAAGATTTGAAATTATACTGTCATCATAATCAATAAAATTTACAAAGTTTTCAGTTAATATTTTTAATTTATCTGTTAATTGTTCGAGTTTATCAATATATATTATATCTTTATTTTCAATAGTTGAAGTAATATCTTTTAAATATATATCATTATTCAAATCTGATAATAATGACTTAACAGTATTTCGAAATGCATTGAAAAATTCTCTCTCTAATCTTATATCTTTAATTAATTTGTGTCTTTCGTTATCTATGTCTTTAGATATCAATGATTTTGTATCAGCAACTATATAATTACTTTCATTTATTTTTGGTAATTCATCTTCAAATAAATCAGGTTCAGGTGGATTTATTGCAACAAACTGATTTGTTTCAGTTATAATTCCTATTATAACTTCATCTTCTATCACTTTAAAACTAGGTAAAGATAAAATAGAACCATTAGTTTCATTACTTACGTAATTCAGAAAATCTTTTGTATTTTCATAATTATTCCAAAAGTCACCATCTATAAATTCAGTATCAATTGATATATTAATACTAGATGGATATGTTGGTATATAACCTTTAAATTCATCTTTACTAACTAATAATCCTATTACTAAACCATTATAATTTAGAACTTGTTTATTAATGTCAAAATTAGCCTCTTTTAAAATTTTTATTATCTTATTAGATGATATATTTTTTTTAAATTCATATACATTTGGTGAACTAGAGATAGGATTACAATTTTTATCAAGTGAAGATTTAATAAATTCAAGTGTTGTTCTTAAACTAGGTAGTAGATTTTTATCGGCAAGAGAGAATAATTTTTGAACTTTATATTCTTTTTCTTTTTCAATTAGAGTGTATATTGGTTCAAAGTATTGACCATTTTTAATAATAATAAAAGTATTTTTATTTACATCAAAAAAGTTACCTGAAAAATGATTAGTAGGACATATTACTTTTACATTATCTGTTAAATCGTCATTATTAGTTTCAAGAATAACTAAATTTAAACCATCTCTAAATAATCTAGGATTAGGAAAACATACAATATCCCACAAATACGTGTAATCTATATAATTTTTATTATCAAGTAAAAATTTTTTAAAGTTTAAGTAAGATTTAATAACATTATGAAAAAAAACTTCTTGATTGCTATTTTTTATACTTTTAAATAGTTCAGAATTTTCAAATTCACTCAAATCCGCAGGTAAATCTATTTCATTTGTAAAAAATAATTGATTTAAATTACCATTTTGAAATTGTAAGTAATTATCTATATCTATTGACGAAATTATATATTGTTTCATTTCTTCAATACTTGGAATTTGTTTATCAGGTAAAAAGTCCGAATAAATATCAGCAATACATGCTATAAAAGATTGATTTTTATCTAATTCGACTCCTTTTCTAAGTACACAAATATGATTTGGTTTAAGATTTGTGTTACTTACACTTATTTGACAATTTACATTATTAGTATTTAAAAATCTCTGTAATGAAATAGTTAAAAAGCCCCATCTATTTTGAGAAAGAGGGAATTTATCGGAACCTTTGATGTAACTATCAGGTTCTAATTTAGTTTTTTTTTTTATTTTAATAGTTTCTTTTATATCTTTTTGTTCACATTCTTCTCTTCTTTTTTTTTGAGATGGAGTATCCCATGATTTAAAACAACAAGGTAAACATAGCTTGTCAGGATGTGAATTTTCTTTAAGTATAAAACCAGGATAATGTTTAACATAATTTCCTTTTTCATCTTTGTGAACACGATTGTCAGTAAATTCAAAAATATTAGCATCTTTTGGTACTTTTTTAGCATTTTGAGGAATAACATTTCCATATTTTCCACTTTCTACCTCTTCTTTTGTTAAACTTGTATTATCTTTAAGATTCCAATATCTAGGACATATGAACCAAAATTGTTTATTTGGGTCACTACCATATTTTATAGCATGTTCATAAGAACCAGGATGTGATTTATCTATTTTTTCTTTTTCTTTATCGGTTAAAATAACTGGTTGTCTTCTAGCATTCCATTGACACTGTCTAGAATATGCATTATACTGACCATCTTTTTCATTTATTTTAAAAAGCGTAGGGTCACGTTGTTCCAGTCTTTCAGAGAAAGGATTGGGATTTGATAATGGCATACCAGTTATATCTTTTATAAATTTATTTGCTGTTGTATCAGTATCTTGATTAGTTTTACTATTACTTTTAGTTTTAGTTTTAATAATAATTATTTTTTCACTTTCTGTGTCTTCTTCCTCTTGTTGAGTTTCTTCACCCTCTTGTTGAGTTTCTTCACCCTCTTGTTGAGTTTCTTCACCCTCTTGTTGAGTTTCTTCACCCTCTTGTTGAGTTTCTTCACCCTCTTGTTGAGTTTCTTCTTGTAGTTTGATTAACTTATCACTAATTTTTATAGAATCTTTTTCATCATCAGTAGCCAATTCTATATCTGAACCAGTTTCTATATCTGAACCAGTTTCTATATCTGAACCCATTTCTATATCTGAACCACCTTTTAAATCGTCATCGTCATCCTCAACGTCATCATCGTCATCATCGTCATCCTCAACGTCATCGTCGTCATCACCAATTAAAAAGTCTAAAAATTTATCACCTTTTTCTTCAGTGTCAAATATTATTTCTTCCGCAGTTATATTAATATCTTCATTATCGGGGAAAGCTTTTTCAGAAGGAGCAACTATTTCTTCAACTTGTGTTATTTCATTTTCTTTTATTTTTTTTTGAAGACATAATTTATTAATTAAAGATAAATCAACACTAGAACTTTCAGGATCTTGAGTTATTCTTAATAATGAATCTATGTAAATAAATATAGTTTGCAAATAAAATATATTATTGATATTATTTATATTAATATTAATATCATTTGTAAATTTTTCTTGTTTTATTTTAATTGAAAATCCTGGATTTTTCTTTATTTTTATTTGTTTTTTTCTGAAAATATTTTTAACTACATCCATTGAACTTATAATTTCAGCTATTTTTGTCAATGCCTCTTCTTGAATCAGATTAAAATTTTCTTGTAGACCTTCTACAATTTGTTCTTGTTGTTTTTCTAGATTAATATTTTCAATTATAAAAGCTTCAATACTATCCATTTCACTATAATTAGCTATTCGTTTAAAACGCATTTTAATACCATCTTTAAGATTACTATTTTCAACATTAAATATTGAAGAAACACATCCTAGAATTTTATTTAAGTTAATATTTTTATCAATTTGATATTTTAAAAAATATTCTATATTTAATATTTCAATATTTTTATCATGAAAGTTTTCAAAAGTTGGTATAATTAACCCACTCTCTTTCAATGTATTATTCAAATTATTAATTATAGGGTTAATACTTTTTTGTAATATTGATTCAATATCCTGAATTTTATCATAAATTTTAGATTCAATACTAATTATTATATTACCATCAATATTAAATTCACAAGTAATAGGTATTGTTTCGTTATCATCTTTGTGTTCAATATAAAGTGAAACTGTTTTGCTAACACCAATGGTCTTCATTAGTCTGAAAATTACTGATTTATTAAGATATGGTATTTTTTTACCTTTTGTTGATATTTTATCAACATATAAACGGTATATTTTTTCCATAGTTTTTGATGGATTATATTTTATAAATGGTATATTTTGATTAGCATGTAATATTTTAAAAATTATTTCAAGTGGAAATTTAAATTGCAAATTAGAAGTAATTTTAAACTCTATTTTTTGTATTCCATTTTTTAAATATTTCAAATCATTATTCCTATTATAAAATAGGTTATAAAATAGGGAAATATTTTGACAATCTCTTTCAAATGAATCATCTAGTAATTTTTTAGTATTTATTAGTAATTCTTCTTTTTTACTTTCATATAATAAAGAGTTTGTAATTTCTTCTTTGAAAAGATATGGATAATATGTTTTAAACATTTTTTCTATTGATAAAGATTTATTACTAAAATCTAATATAGTATTATCAGCATTACATAAAAATATTAAATTATCATTTATGTAGTTATTATTATATACAAGTTCTAAATTTGTTGTACTAATTAGATTATCAATATTGTCAAATGTAATTTTATTAACATTATATGGATTAACTACATTATAAATAACTCTTTGACCATTAACAAATTTTTGACCTAGAGGTTCATCTATTAATACTTCTTGTCCTTCTAAATTAAAATTTATTATATCATTAATTTCGTATATATCTTTATCATTAATTTTTTCTATATGTGTAGCGTTATCAATATTTAAAAAGTAATCGTATAGAGTTGTTTTATTTAGTTCATTTCTTCCAAAATTAGTTAGTTTATTATATATTGATTTAGAATTGAATATTTCTTTATAACGGACAAACAGGTAAATTCCTTGATATGGGTATTTAATATGTTTTAAAATCTTTTTTTTGAGAGTATCGATAGTATCATCATAATATATGGAAGAATTAATGTACTCAATTTCAGTATTAGTTAAATCATAATTGCTTGTAATTGTAGTAATATCAATTTTCTCTTTTTCTAACACATCAGTGAATATTAGTAATTTCTTTATTAAATTATTTTCTAAAATAGCTATTTTAAATATTTGATTCTTTATCATTAGTTCTTATATAATAATACAAATAAAAATACTATTTAAACAGAGATAAAGTTAAAATAGTATATTATTTTATAAGTAAAATATGTCATATAGTTTAATTGTAGCTACATGTAAGAATAATGGAATAGGCATAAATAATAAGATGCCTTGGGAAAAAATAGATGAAGATATGAAAATGTTTACTAAATTAACTAAGGGCAATGGAAATAATTCTGTAATAATGGGTAAAAATACATTTCTAAGTATAGGGTGTTTGCTACCAAATAGATTTAATATAATTATTTCAAAAACGTTAGATAAAAATAATTATAAAGATTTGGATGATAGTAAATTTGAGATATTTGATTCTATAGAAAAATGTATTAAATATTGTAATGATAAAAATTTTGATGAAAATTTTATAATTGGTGGAGAGAAAATATACAAACAATTTTTGAAATTAGATATTATAGAATATATTTATGAAACTAAAATTTATGAAGAATATGAATGTGATACATTTTTCCCAGAAGTTCCAGTGAAGTTTACTTTTAGTTTTATAAAAAAAATAAAAAGTAATCCAACGTGTATATTTCTTAAATGGTCTAGTAAAAGGTTTTAATATTTGGTTTAATCATTAAGGAGACTGTCTGTATTGTGTTCTTCCTTTGGCACAACTATTATCGTCACTTTTGAAGGGACCAGCAAATCTAGCTAAATTTCCAGTGTCAGGTCCAACTTTTTCAATTTGCCATTCAGAGAATGATTTAGGGTTTTCAGGTTTTTTATTTAAAAAATCTACTCCTTTTTGTGATGAATCACTGCCTCCTCTTTTGGTTTTTCTTGGTTTTTTACACTTTTTGCATCTTTTACATCTTTTTTTCTTGGTTTTACCAGTAGCCAAAACAGCAGTTAGAAAAGATAAAGGAACTAACACATTTCCTCCTTTACGAGAATTTTTACTTTTAACAGTCATTAATATATTATAAATAGATTTTTTTTACCAACGACTTTTTCTAACATTGATTTTTGGACCTTTTCTATTTCCAGTTCTAGCATTAGGGTCATATATTTCCTCTTCATCATCTGATTGTAAATCTTTGGATATTTCCCAAAATTCTTTAGAACCCAATCTAAAATCTTTATGATTTTCGGCTTTGTACCAAAAAATCTGTTCTTGTAATTTATTAGATTTAACATTATTATTTATAACTAAACATTCATAGTTTTCTGTACATTGGTCCATAACTTGACTAAATGATTCAAAAGTTGGAAACATACCTGCATAATTTTCATATATTCTTCTACGATTAGCTAAGTAAGGTTCACGTAATATAAAAACATAATCTATGTTTGTACGTAATACAGGTGGTATTCCTAAAGGATATTGCATAGTAATAATTAGCATTATTTTCCAGTGGCGACCATTCATAAATAGAAGACGCATCATTTTGTCTCTAGTCCATTTATCATCAAAAAGACAATCGTCTAAGATTACAAATGCTCTTGGGTCGATTGTAGATTTTTTGTATTGTTCAATCTCTTGTTTTATTCTTTTAAGAACAGTTCTTTGACGTTTTAGTATGTTTTCTATTATAGATTGATTATATTCATCATGTATAAATAGCTTGGGTACATGTTTGCTATAAAAACCATTACCAGCTTCAGTACCAGAAATTACAGTTCCTAAAGGAATATCTTGATGATAGTAAAGTAAATCACGAACTAAAAAACTTTTACCTGTATCACGTCTACCTATTAAAACAATTACAGGCCCAGTATTTTGGTCAGGTTTAAAGGTTATACTTTTCATATCAAATTTTTTTAATTGTAATGTCATTATTATTAAATATATAAATTAAAGAATATATATATTTAACAAATACGCTAAATTAGTTTAAATATTTAATTAATTATATAATATTTAGTAATGGATATTTTATATAAAAAGATAGATAACAGAGATTTATTTTCATCATTTAATGATAAAAATCTGTTAAATTTAATACAAGTTCAAAATTATATTCCACTTTATAATAAATTTTTTAATGTAAATGAAAGTAATTTTAATTCTATAAATTTAAATCAGAGATATAATTTAGAATTATTAAAAGAAAAAGAGAATGAAAATAAATATAGTTGTAAGCTATTTGATGACATTGAAAAAAAAAAAATAGATAGTAAATGTTTTTTAAAACTATCACCACTACTTGATCCATTCAAATATATGGCAGGTAGATATGAATTAGATGAGAATTTACTTTTTACACTTCCTAAACTTGGTATTAATAATTGTCATAAGAAGATGTTAGATGAAAATAATTCAGCATATGTTGATAGTTTTTTTACATATTTAACTAGTCAATTATTGAATAGATATAATTTTTTACATGGGCTAGATTTTTATGGTTCATTTTTGGGAATAAAAAACAATTATCATGTAGATATTTGTGATGATTTAGATAGTCTAACATCAAATAAATTTTTTAATGATAACTTAAATATTTACTATAAATTTGTAAATTCTAATTATGAAAATTTACTGAATAATGAATCTAGAAAAAATAAAAAAAAAATAGAAATATTGGATGTTTGCAATGAAGAAACCGATTTTGAAGTAATCAGTTTAGATGATGTAAATGATAATACAATAGATATATCTGATGGAATTTTTGAATTAGAAAATATAAATTTAACAACTAATAAAAATAATACAAATAATAAATCTAATTCAAGCAGTAGTACTCTATCTTCTAGGTCATCAAATACACAAAAAAGTTGTGATGAAAACGATGTAGAAAATCAAAGTGGAAATAATAGTGATAGTAATAGTTCTAGTGAGGAAAATTCAAGTGAAACTACATCTGAAATTAGTGATATTATAGTTTCGGTTAATAAATTTCCAATTCAAGTTATATGTCTAGAAAGTTGTGAGGATACATTAGATAGTTTATTTTTAGAAAATAATTTATCAAATGATGAATTGACATGTATAGTAGTACAAATTTTGATGATGCTTATTACTTATCAAAAAGTTTTCAGTTTAACACATAATGATTTACATACAAATAATATAATGTATGTTAAGACAGATAAGATATATCTTTACTATAAATTAGATGGTAAACATTATAAAGTTAAAACATATGGTAAAATATTTAAAATAATAGACTTTGGTAGAGCTATTTATAAGTATAAAAAACAATTAATATGCAGTGATAGTTATGACAAGGAGGGAGATGCTAATACACAATATAATTGTGAACCTTACTTTGATGATAGAAAAGCAAGATTAGAACCGAACTTTAGTTTTGATTTATGTAGGTTAGGTTGTTCAATATATGATTATGTTGCAGATAAAGTTGATAACATTAAAGATGTAAAAAATCCTATATATAAAATAATACTTGGATGGTGTTTAGATGATGATGGAAGAGATATATTATATAAAAGTAATGATGAAGAGAGATATCCTGGATTTAAATTATATAAAATGATTGCAAGAAAAGTTAATAACCATAAACCAATAGATGAAATACGAAATAAATATTTTGATAAATTAGTTGTTTCTAAAAAAAATATTAAAAAAGGTTCATTTATTTGGAATTTGGATGATTTAGAACACTTTTAGTGTAAAACAACATTTACTAGAATCTCTAGGTTTTGGGTCTTTCATAGTTCCTTTACCTAGACTAGCTCTTCTTTTTAATGCACTTCTATTTCCATTATTTCCACCACCGCCATTACTACCAATTGTTCCTGCACCGTTAGTAAAAACATTAAATAAGTTTGTAGGATTAGCTAATCTATTGGTTGCTCCAGGTCCAATAAAAATGAAAGAAAGTTTACTCATGTATATAGTTATATATGAAAATAATTATAATAAATTTAATAAAATAATCATTTAATTTAATTTTATTAAATGTATAAAGATTGATTAGTTGCAACATATTTAAGTGTTAATACTGGTATATTTTTTATTTTTTGTAGTAAGTTTATATTTTGTAAAGATTCACAAATTTTCTCAAATTCTGCTGCTATATTATTTATTTTTAAAATAGCCTTAACAAACTCACCCAAAAATATATCTTTTTCATTCTTAATTTTAATTATTAAATTTTTACACTTAACTTCATCATCCGCATTACACCATTCTTTTATATAATCAATTAATTCATAATGAAGATTGTAATCACTACCTGTATCTAATTGATTATCACATTCTAAATCATAATACTTATTCAAACAATCAGTATACTTTTTTGCTAATGATTTAGTTGTATTATCTTCACAATCAGGAATACTTAAACGCATATCATCAGGTATAGAAATATTTGTAAAACAACTAAATAGACAGGCCAATTGTATATCACTAACATCTCTAAAACCTGACATAATTTGATATAAATCAGCTAGAGCTAAACAATGAACTTCTTGTATTTGCATAGCTACACAAGCTTTATCTGTAAGTTCAAAACCAATATCAATAAAATTATTATCTTTTAATATTCCAACAATTAAATCAACATTATTTTGAATATAATTAATTGCATTAAGTTTAAAACCATTATTTTTTTGCAGCTCTAACTTCGTCTTTTCCAAATTATTATATCTAACTATATCATTTTTTAAAAATTTATTATCTTTTTCAATTAATTCTAAATCTTTAATAAATTTCTTTTTTTGCTTATTTGAAGCAAATTCTATTTTGTTTTTTAAATCAAAATATTGTTTTAAAATACTTTTTTCAGTTCTACATAAAGTAATATCTATTAATTGTAGTTCCTGAGTAGCAATACTTTCTTCTATTTCTTTTTGACATTTATCATAATTATTTATTTCTTTAACTATATCAGTTTGCATAAAACTTTTTTCCATAAAACTAATCAAACCATTATCTATATTATGAAGTAAATTATTTTTATTTGCAGAAATTATACTAATTATTAAATTATATGATATTTTAAATTGAGATGTTAGCATTTTAGGTGGTCCTGTAAGCATATTTCGATATTCGTTTGGATTACTATTCATATTAAATAAATTATTACAATGAATAACATGACCCACTGTATCTATACCTCTACGTCCAGCTCTGCCAGCCATTTGTGTGTATTCATGTGGTAACAGATAACGCATTCCATTACCTGAATATTTTGTCAATCCAGTAAATATAACAGTTTTAGTAGGCATATTAATACCAACAGCAAATGTTTCAGTAGCAAATAGTAGTTTAATATATTTTTTTTCAAATAGTAGTTCTACCATTTCTCTCAAGACAGGCATAATACCAGCATGATGTATAGCAATACCTTTTTTCAATAAGCTTATCATATCTCTATATTCTTCCAAATTTGTATATTCTCTATAATTTTTCAATTTAGACATTAAGATTTTTTCACATTCTTTTTCAATAATACTTGGTACTTTATCATCCTTGTCAAATAGAGATATTGTTACTTCTTTTGCTGCTAACTCGACATTCTTCCTTGAAAATATGAAACATATAGCAGGTAACCATTCTTTTCTGTAAAGATATTTTATTAGCTCATTTAATACAAAGGTACGTTTTACTACTATTTTATTTTTTTGCAAGGTATTCTGTAAATTATAAATTTTATGATAGTTAATTTCATCAAATTTGCCATATGTACTAGCTAACTGTATTGGCTTGTTTGTTAATTCACGTAATTTACTTCCAAATTCTGTATTTTTTTCTGCCTGAATCACTGAAGGTTGACATGTTATCCAAGCGTAATGTGTTAGTGGAACTACTCTTGTATGTGTAGTTGTCATGTATAATTCTTTTTTTTGAATACCCAATGCTTCAATATTTTTATTTTTTTCTATTTGTAACCAATCAGCAAAAATCTCTGGCTTTTCAATAGTAGCAGATAGTAAAATTAGTTGAACTTGTTGTGGAAGTAATAGAATAGCTTGTTCCCAAACTGACCCTCTATCCTGGTCTCCTATATAGTGCACTTCATCAAATACCACTGCACCTAATTCATTATCTATATCCATTTCAAATTGAAGTGCTATATTTTTACTTGATTCTCCAGTGGAACCTTTATTTGTATCATTGATTTTTTTGGTAAATAATGTATTTCTGAGAATTTCAGTAGTCATTATAAGTACATCTGCTTCCGGATTATCTTTAACATCACCAGTAAGAATTCCGAATGAAATATCTGGAAATTTATTACGCATATCATATAATTTTTGATTGCAAAGTGCCTTGATTGGTCCCGTATATATAACTTTTTTATTTCTCTCTTTAAAGTATTGAATTGCAAATTCAGCTGGGAGTGTCTTACCTGACCCGGTGTGGGCGGTAACTAATGTATGATGTCCATTAACAATAGCATAAATAGACCATTTTTGAAAATCACTTAATTCATAAGGAAATAGTCTAAAATATTGTTGATATTTTATATTTTCTTCAGAATGGTCATCAAATTTTTCTTTACAATGAAGAACCATATTTATATATTTAATTATATAAATATAGATTTAAATTAGATTCAATTTTATTTAAGAGTAAAAAAATATTTTTTTTTATAGTCAAACTCGATGTTTTTGTAGAAAAAAGAGAATATTTGAATTAGAATGTAAAAGCCAATACTTGATAAAAATATATTTTGGTATATTTTATAATTTTTTCTTTCACTCTTGTGAAGTATTATCTCTTTTTTTTCATTATTATCATTATTATCATTATTATCATTATTATCATTATTATCATTATTATCATTATTATCATTATTATCATTATTATCATTATTATCATCATTATTCAAAGTTAAAAATATATTATTATCTAAGTCACGTATTTTTTTAAAAATATATTTTTCAAAACTTTTATCAACAAAAATATTTTTCTCTCCAAAATTATTAGTTATATTTCTAGTTTTATCTTCAGATTTTAAATTTTGAATATTATTTATATTTATGTCGTATTCAAGTTGATAAAATAGTATTTGTAACTTTAATAGTAGTCTTTTTAGAAATTTAATTTGAAATAATTTGTAATTAGATAATTTATTATTAAATAATTTATTTTTTTCATCAAGTATATTAATATTATAAGTTTTTTCTTGAACAAAATTATTTAAATGTATACCATTTTCGGTTTTATCTAAATCTATTTTTAAATTTTCTTTTTCGGTATTGATGTAAAATGATAATTTATCAATAATATTAGAAATTTCTATATTTAAATATTCAGTATATTCAAAATCATAAATAATTTCTGTTTCTAAAATTTTATAAATTGGATAATTTTTTTTTGATTCCATAATTATCATTTGATTTTCTGTTAGTGGTTTAATAAATTTAATTATATTTTTATAAAGATTGTAATATTCTCCGTACATTCTATTCAAAAAAACATTTAAAATAGTTTGATAATTATCTTTTTCACATAAAATTAAATTTAGCTGATGATTAAAACTATCTAAAGTAGTTTTATCATCATTTAAAAAATTCATATTATCAATATATTTTTTATATATTTCTTTTAGTTCTTCTGTTTTTTCTATTATATTTTTAATAATTAATTCAATTTGTAATTTAAAATTTTTTAAATCTTTAAAGTTTTCGTCTACTTTTTGAATTTCCATTTTACTATATTATATATATTTATTATATATAAATGGATAGTAAAGAAACACCCAAAGAAAAAACAAAATGTAGTTGTAATGACGAAGATAATATTATCATTACATGGAAAAGTTATCATGAAGATATATTAGTAGAATGGGCGGATAAAGCAAACTGTTATAAATGGTTGCATAATAAGTCGTATCATAAATATAATCATAAACGTAATGTATTTACTATACCTGTAATTATTTTATCAACTTTAACTGGAACTGCTAATTTTGCATTAGAAAGAGTTCCTGAAGAATCACAAGCATTATGCTCTGTAATTATAGGTAGTATTAATATTATTGCTGGTATAATAACTACAGTTGCACAATTTTTAAAATTAAATGAATTATCTGAAGGTTATAAAATATCTTCATTAAGTTGGGATAAATTTTATAGAAATATTAAAATGGAGTTATTAAAGTCAGCAGATGAGAGAACAGATGTAACATATTTTTTGAGATTATGCAAAGATGAATATGATAGATTAATGGAAACAAGCCCGGATATAGACAATGATATTTTAATACAATTTAAAAAAATATTAACAGATGCGAAAGACCCAGAAAAGAAAAAAATTAAGTTGCAAGTATATGATGAATTAAATAAACCGGAATTATTTGATGAAATAAGGTCAATTAAACCAAAGGTTAATACTGTTGATATTGAAAATGATGAAATTGAAAAAGAAAAGAAAAAATTAGATGAATTAATTAAAAATAGAGATGTACAATTGAAAAGACGACAAACTCTGCAAAAATTTGTAGATATATTTCAAAATAAACATAATAGAAATCCTACACAAGATGAAGTCAATGACCATGATATTGAAAATATAGTAAATAGTATAAGTAAGAATCAGAATAAAAAAATTTAAAAATTTAAAAACTAATACATTTTATATTTATATGTCTAATGTGATATTATTAAATAAATATAAGATTATTGAAGAAATAGGGAGTGGTTCTTTTGGTAAAGTGTTTAAGGCACATAGTTTGAAAAATAAAAGTGAGATTGCAATAAAAATACAATATACAGATGTAGCTAATGTATTAAAAAACGAGGCAAAAATTTATAAATACTTAAAAGATACAATGATTGTTCCAAAAATAAAGAATTATGGTTCAGAAAACAGTTTTAATTTTTTAGTTTTAGATTTATTAGGTAAAAATTTAATAGATTGTATGTCTACTTTATCAAAGAAAGAATGGTTGACAACTATGGTTAAAATGATTGATATTATGGAAATATTACATAGTAAGAAAATAATTCATAGAGATATAAAACCAGATAATTTTGTATTTTGTAGAGAGAAAAAAGAATTATTTATAATTGATTTTGGTCTTTCAATTTATTACAATGATAAAGATTATAAAAATGATAAAATAATTGGCTCGGTTAAATACTGTAGTTTGGATGTACATAATAAAAAAGGTATATATTACAAGGACGATTTAGAATCTGTGCTATATACATTTTTAAATTGTTACGGTATAGATTTACCTTGGAATAATTTAATAATAAAATTAGATAAAAGTAAATTAGATGAACGAAATATTTTAATAGATAAAATTAAACTCGAAAAAGAAAAAATATGTGATGTTTTACTATTACAGCCTAATATATTATATGAATCTATAATATTTATTAAATATTGTAGAAATCTTAAATCAAAAGAGCTACCAAATTATAATTACTTAAAAGGATTATTTAATAATGCATTGAAACTATTCTAGGTTCTCTTCTAAAATTTATTATAGCTTTATGTAGGCCATCCAATAATTTTTTTTCAAAAATATTCATAAGAAATAGACTATCAAGTATTAGTAAAAGTGAATTTTTATTACAATATAATATAAGCAGTTTATCTATAGGTACTAGTTTATAATATTTATTATATAAATAAAATAAATATGTTAAGTATTTAATATTTTTAATTTGCTCTTCATATGGTATTATAGTGTAATTAATTTGTCCAAATTCCAGATTTTCAATATAATTATACTCAAGTTTCTTATCTAGTATGTTTCTAATTATATTGTAATGATGTTTTTTAATAAGATAATTTTTTCTTATATAAAATATAATTTTTTTTTGTAAATCATCAGGCAGTGGTTTATAAATATTTTTGATATATTTTCTAATTTTATGTCCTCTATATATTTTTTGTATAATTAAGGCATTATTTTTGATATATTTTCTAATTTTATGTCCTCTATATATTTTTTGTATAATTAAGGCATTATTTTTGATATATTTTCTAATTTTATATCCTCTATATATTTTTTGTATAATTAAGGCATTATTTTTGAATATATGATTTGCGTGAATATTACAATAACTACGATTTAAAATATTGAATGACGAGAATTTTTTACATTTTATTCTTTGATTACTTTTTTTTGTAAATGATTGACATCTTTTACATTTTAATTTTTTAATATCATTTATCATATTCATTATAATTATTTGTATATAGTATTTCTATAAAAAATACCTTTAATCTTTTCAAAAAAAATTATTTCAACTTTTATTAATTATTAAAATTATTTAAAGCTTTATAATTTATAATGATATAATGTCGGAGAAAGAGATAGCTATAGGCATAGATCTGGGAACTACTTATTCTTGTGTTGGTATATGGCAAAATGACAGAATTGAAATTATAGCAAATGACCAGGGTAATAGAACTACACCTTCATTTGTAGCGTTTACAGATACAGAAAGAATTATAGGTGATGGTGCAAAAAATCAGGCGGCTGCCAATCCCAAAAATACAGTTTATGATGCTAAGCGTTTAATTGGGCGTCGTTTTTCTGATACTGTAACACAAAGTGATATTAAACAGTTTCCATTTAATGTATTTGATAAAGGTAATGATAAACCAGGAATTGAAGTTGAATTTAAAGGTGAAAATAAGCAATTTTTACCAGAAGAGATATCCTCTATGGTTTTAGTTAAAATGAAAGAAATTGCAGAATCATATCTTGGTAAGGAAGTTAAAAAAGCTGTTATCACTGTGCCTGCATATTTCAATGATGCACAGCGCGCGGCTACTAAAGATGCTGGTGCGATTGCTGGACTTGAAGTTCTAAGAATTATAAATGAGCCTACTGCGGCAGCAATTGCTTATGGGCTAGATAAAAAGTCAGATACAGAGCGAAATATTTTAATTTTTGATTTAGGAGGTGGCACATTTGATGTATCTATTTTAACAATAGAAGAAGGTATTTTTGAAGTAAAAGCAACTGCTGGGGATACCCATTTAGGAGGTGAAGATTTTGATAATAGATTAGTAAATCACTTTACACAAGAGTTTAAAAGAAAACATAAAAAAGATATTAGTGATAATCCGCGTGCTATGAGACGCCTGAGAACTGCTTGTGAAAGAGCGAAACGTACTCTTTCATCTGCGACACAGTCTTCAATAGAGATTGACTCACTTTTTGAGGGTGTCGATTTCTTTTCATCCATTACAAGAGCTAGATTCGAGGAGTTATGCATGGATTTATTTAGAAATACAATGTTACCAGTAGAGAAAGTTTTAAAAGATTCTAAGATTTCGAAGAATCAGATACATGAAGTAGTATTAGTTGGTGGGTCAACTAGAATTCCCAAAGTTCAACAGTTACTTACAGACTTTTTTAATGGTAAAGAATTATCGAAATCAATCAATCCTGATGAAGCAGTGGCATATGGTGCCGCGGTTCAGGCATCTATTCTATGTGGTAATTCATCTAGTAAAACAGATGATTTACTGCTTTTAGATGTAGCTGCATTATCATTAGGATTAGAGACAGCAGGAGAAGTAATGACAGTTTTAATTCCAAGAAATTCAACAGTTCCAACAAAGAAATCTCAAACATTTTCAACATATGCTGATAATCAGCCAGCAGTAACTATACAAGTATTTGAAGGCGAGCGTGCTAGAACTAAAGATAATAATAAATTAGGTGAATTTACACTAAGTGATATTCCTCCAATGCCTCGTGGTGTTCCACAGATTGAGGTAAGTTTTGATATTGATGCAAATGGAATTTTAAATGTTACAGCTTTAGAGAAATCTACAGGAAAAAGTAATAAAGTTGAAATTAAAAATGATAGTTCAAGACTTTCTAAAGAAGAAGTTGAAAGAATGTCTAATGATGCTGAAAAATATGCACAAGAAGATGAAGAGTTTAGACAGAGAGTTCAAGCAAAGAATGAATTAGAGGGATATTGTTTTAGTGTAAAAGGAATGATTGGTGATGATAAACTTAAGAGTCAATTAGATGAGGAAGATTTAAAAAATGTAACAGAAAAAGTTGATAATGTATTAAAATGGCTAGAAGGTAATCAACTAGCTGAAAAAGATGAATTTACTAATAAAAAGAAAGAACTAGAGGATGACTGTAAAGTTTTAATGGAGAAAATGCAAGGTGCTGCTGGTGGAATGCCTGGGGGAATGCCTGGTGGAATGCCTGGTGGAATGCCTGAACCAGCAAGTTCAGTACCAAATGTTGAAGAAGTTGATTAATAAAAATTAACAAAAATATTAATAAATTTTTATCTATTAATATTTTATGTTATTATTATCATTAGTACTTATAACTTTTTTTATATTATATATTTATATGACTAATAATATAGTATTTAAAATGAAAACTTTTTCTGATATAAATTTAAATAAACATTCTAAGGATATAGAAAAAGTAATTGTATTTGATATGGATGAAACTCTTGGTCATTTTGTACAATTAGGTAGTTTAAATAATATTATAGAATCTTATTTTAATAGGAAAATAAATGAGAATGATTTTAATAGGATGATAGATTTATATCCAGAAATATTAAGACCTAATATAATTGAAATATTAAATTTTCTAAAAATTATGAAAAAATCTTCAAAGTGTTTAAAAGTATTAATATATACAAATAATCAAGGACCTAAAGAATGGGCTATTAAGATTGCAAAATATTTTAATTATAAGTTAGGTTATAAATTATTTGACCAAGTTATCGGTTCTAAAATGAATGAAAGTAAAAGAACAACCAATGAAAAAACTTTTAATGATTTAAAAAGATGTGCAAATCTAGCAAATAATGTAAGAGTTTGTTTTATAGATGATTTATATCATAGACATATGGATAAGCAACATATACAATATATTATGATTCAACCATATATTAGAAGTTTACCAAATAATGTAATTATAGAAAGATTATGTAATAGTAATATTTTTAATATTAATAATAGATATAATTTTACTAATTATATCAATAAAAATATGGGTAATTTTGGTAGTAATAAATTTGATTATAAAAATGTAAAATTTTTACAGCAAAACATAGTTACTTTTTTTTAAAAGTATTAGTTTTAAATATTCAAAAAGATATTTAAAATTTATTAATTTAATATATATTAAATGAATAAATTAGATATAGATGTAATTAGAATAATATCTGATAATTTAAATTTCAATGATATTCTTAATTTTTCAATTATAAATAAATTTTGTTATTCTTCAATAGATGAATTATTTTACAAAAAAAAGGCGTATGAATATTATGGCAAAGAATTCTGGATTAAAGCATATAACAGACCATGGTATTATTCCAAACCTCTAAAAAATATAAAACTAGAATTAATTAGAATAGATAATTTTCAAAAACGATTAGAATCATTAAATTTTAAAAGATGGACACAAAAAGATTTTTATAACTATTGGAAAACTATTGATAGAATTAATTAATATACTTAGTTTATTTAATTGAAAATATTTTTAATATTTTTAATATTTTTAATATTTTTACTAATTCTAAAATTTAAATTTTTAATCAAAAAACCTTCTGTATATATAAAGATAAATGCTATGGCACCACCAAATATTACTGTAATTAAATAGTGTAAAAAGTTATCACTCATTCCTAAATTTAAAAGTGTATCACCAAACTTATTCATGTAGTATACTACAAAATTACCTGGTAATAAATATGTCATAATTAACATTATAAATGCTCTACTCCATCCATCAAATATATCTTTGTATTTAAGTGTATAAAATGATACTATAAAAGTTACACCCAGTAATACAAAATAATTAATTATATTACTAAAAATATAACCAATCATCGTTACATCTGATGGATTATATAAATGTCGCCATATGTTTCCAAAAGGTCCTCCGTGATAAGATAAGACAGTTGCAATCAAATCAACATTAGGAAAATAACCTGATAAAATAATGTAATATTTGTTTTTTATTAAATAGTACGGTATTGCAACTATAAATATAAAAGTATAAATTAAAAAGCCAAAAATTGCTTTGACATAATTTACATTTTTGTTTCCCAAAGAAAATATAGTTCTTTTATTAAGTAGATATTCTACTTTCTCTTCTTTATCTTCTTTTTCTTCTTTCTCTTCTTTATCTAGTTTTTTTTTATCATTATCTAGAGGGTTACTAAATAATTCATTCATAATTAACTAATATATATTATAAACAGTAAAAATTTTTTACTTCAAAAAAAAAGTTTTTTTACTGTTTAATAAATATCTAGTGTTCTTGCACTAGCATCATCACTTTCTATATATTTGGGCATCCAAAAATATGGTATTAAATAAGCTAATCCAGGATAGAATGACTCAAAAATAGTTCTATAATATAACTGCTCGACTGTTTCAGGCTTATTTAAAACAAATTCTTCGTCTAAATTATATTTAACTACTTGTTGTGTTTCTACATTTTCTTTTATTATCTCAAACCAAGAACGCTCTTTTTTACTGACTCCATCACTAAATGCTTCTTTTCTCCTCCAAAGAATTTCTTCCGGTAAAAAATTGTCATCAGTATCAAATGCTTTTCTAAAAATATACTTTTCTTGTTTTTTATTCATCTTATACCTTACTTCTGATGGAATTGATAAATAATAATCAACAAATGACCTATCTAAAAATGGTGTTCTAGGCTCCAATCCATTTGTAGATATACTTCTATCAGACCTTAAAACGTCAAAATAATGAATATTTTTCAAGAGATTTTTTGTCTCTCTATCAAACTCTAAATGATTTGGACACGCTTTCATGTATAAATAACCACCCATTAATTCATCACTACCATCTCCGTTGAAAATTACTTTAGCATCACTATTTTCTGATATATATTTAGAAATTAGATAGTTACCTACACTCGCGCGGACAGTTGTTGTATCATAACTTTCTATTTTTTCTATTACATTAGGTATTTGATTAAAAAAATCATCCTCATTAACTATAATTTCAGTATGATTACTTCCAATATGGTCAGCAACTATCTTAGCATACTTTAAATCTTCTCCTCCTTCTAATCCAATACTATATGTTTCTAATTGTTTATTATAAAATTTACTTACTAATGACGCAACTATACTGCTATCTAATCCACCTGATAGTAAACAAGCAATTGGTCTATCTGTAGCGTCAACTCGTTTTTTTACAGCTTCAATAAATTTATTTCTAATAATGGAGTAAATGTTTTCTAAATCATAATTTTCATTAGTAAAGTTAATACATTTATTTATTTTAAATGTATCATATTTAAGTTTCTCTAGTAAATACCATTTATTATTTTCAGAATAATCTAAAATTAAGCATTCACCAGGAACACATGGTTTGATTACATAAAAATTATTAATATTATCTTCTACTTTATTGTAGTAGTCACTATTTAGTGTATTTAAAATACCTGATAATTGTTTAACTTCAGATGCAAATCCAATTAAATTATTTTTATTTTCTTGACTATCTAAGTCACTAAATAACATATTATTGTATAGATAAAATAATGGTCTTACACCATAAACATCTCTAGCAATAAATATTTTACTAATATTGTAATCGAACAAGATAAAAGCGAAAACTCCATCTAATAGATTTAATGTATATTCTATTCCAAATGTTAAATAAAGATAAATTATAACTTCACAATCAGAATTTGTAGTTGGTTTATAATTAATATTTTTATATAATTCCCTAAAATTATAAATTTCGCCATTACAAACTAGAAGTATATTATCATAGATAAATGGTTGATTAGATATTTCATCTAATCCATTAATCTGTAACCTATGAAAACCAACATAGTTATTATTTGATAAGTTAATGGATGAATTATCAGGGCCTCGATGTTGTGCTTTATTGAAATTTTCATTAATTATATTTTCTTCTATATTTTCATTATTATTCAATATAGCAAAAATTCCACACATTTAGTAATAATATACTATTAATCCTTTAGATTTATTTAAAAATATTATATTATATTAATATAATAATATGTCAAAAAAAGGTAATTTTATAAAAATTTGTAATTTAGATGGTCAAGACCAGATAAATAATAGCATTTTTGAGAGAAATATATCAACTTTTAAATCAAATAATCCTTTATCCAATAGACCTGAAGCTACAAAATATTCATTTCCAATTTTATCTGGGCCAAGTAGTAATAGTTGTAGTAAAATTATAGATGTAAACTTTAAACAGCAAAATGATGATAATAATGATGATGAAATTAATAAAAGAACAAGCGTTTCTTTTTATGATTACTCTAATAATGTAGATAATGAATCGATTTTAAGAAATCAAATATATGCTTTACAAAATTGTGCACATGCAACATATATTCCATCAACAAACAGTAATATGTATGTAAATAATATACCAAGTAATGGTAATAATAATGCAGAAGTATTGTATCCACATTTAATAGATGTAAATTTAGTAGAAAATAAAAATAATCAATATGATAAGTTTAAAAAAAATCAATCTTTATATTTTAATAATCAAACAAGTTCTCGTGCAAATTAGATTATTAATAGCTAATTTATATTTATATGAACAATAAAAATGATGATATAAATAGTATAACATTAGAGTTTTTATTAAATCCTAATTATCTTGAAAAAATAAAGACAAAAAGTAATAGTAGTGATATGTTTGAAGAAATCCAATTTTATAAGAAAAGAATAGTTAGTATTACTAAAGAAATGATAAAAGGTAATTATGAAAATGATGATATAAAAAATATATTTTTTCAATATACTAATTCTTTAATCTATCATTTCAAAAATATAGATAAAAAAGATTTAATACAAGAAGAATACAATAATTTAACTCTATCTGAAAAAAAGAATTTTTTAAATAATTCTAACTATTTAACAGAAAGTGATGAAATAATAAATATAACAAAAAAAGATAATAACTATAATTTGGATAAATTTGTTAAAATTAAAAACTCAAAAAACTTAAAATTTGAAAAAAATATTATCCCTAATTTAAAAGTTTTAGATTTAACAAATCCTGATTTAAAAGAGAAAGGTGTTAAAAAAAAAAAGATTGATAAATAATTAATTATTAATTTTTTCTTTTTATAATGTAATGGGTAACAAAAGTAAAAAATTTAAAAAATTAAATTGTAGTCCATTAAAAAAAAATGATTTTTCTTGTTATGATAATAAAACATTATATTTATTAAAAAATAAATGGAATAAAAAGTATAAAACAAAAAAAATAAAAAGTAAAAATCCAGATGCAATTTGGAAGCAACTGAAAAAAAACTTGAGTAGAAAATGTAAAAATGAAAAATGTTGGATTTATCAAGATTTTTTTAAAAATGAATTAAATAAAACAAAAAAAAATGTAATATTTGCACCACCTTCACCCAAAAGTTGGGATAAAAATCCTAATGAATGGTTAAGTAGCTTAGATATAATAAATGTTTTGCGTCAATATGAAATAAAATTTAAAAATTTTAAATTTATAGGACCATCCCCAATTGATTATAATACAATAACTACTTATGGTGAATGTGTATGGAACAAACTTTGCAAGTTTAATTTAAAAAATTATATTGATAATAATTACACTAAGTTTGGTATTGTTTTTAACACTGACCCACATTATTTAGATGGCAGTCATTGGGTATCTTTATTTATAGATATAGAAAATAAATATATATATTACTTTGATAGCACGGCAAGTAGGACACCTAAAAAAATTAAGGAATTTATAGATAATGTTAAAAGACAGGCTAATAGTTTAGGAATTCAACTAAAATATAAAAAAAATACATTTCATCATCAAAGAGGTAATAGTGAATGTGGAATGTATGTTTTATATATTATAATATCACTATTAGAGAATAAGTTAACACCAGAAAAAATAAATAAAAAAAGAATATCAGATAATAAAATGCTTGCGCTTAGAAAAATTTTATTTAATTAAAATAATTTAATAATTATTAGTAATAATTATTAAATAAATATACTTATTAATAGTAAATAATGAGTATTAATAACTTTAATTCACAAGAAAATAAAAGTGTATTGTGGCAATTTTTAATTGAAAATAATCTTTTTGATGGTATATCTACTAAAAAGTTTGATAAGGTTGTAAAAATGTTTGAAAGTAATATAGAATCTGTATCAAGTGTTAATGACACTATTTCTAATAAAAATAAAATAGTAATTCAAAAAATGATAGATGGTTTAAATTTTTTAAAAACAAAAAATTTAAGTAAACCACTAGAGGAAGTTAAATTAGAAATTGAAAGTGATTTAAAATTAAAAGAAGAAGAATTTGAAGAGTTAATTAAAAAACCTAAACCAAAAAATTTAGAATTTAATGATGAAAAAGATGAACCTATAAGTAATGAAAATATGGAGATTATTTTACAAAAGATGCTTAAAGATAGAAATTTAGAATTAAACAATGAGAGTAACATTGTTACCAAGGATGATGAAGAATTGCTAAAAGAAAAAAGGGTCACATTTGTAGAAAATGACTTTATTAGTAAATTAAAAAGAACTAATGATGATGTTATTAATAATGACCATATTAATGATATGAATGATATTATAAATAGTAATAAATTTAAAACTATTAATAAATCAGATACAAATGAAAAATTATTGTTAAAGATTTTGGAAAATCAAGAAAAAATTTTAAAACATCTGAATATTTAATATCTTGAAAATAATTTAAATTGATTCAAGTACATTATTACCACCTCTCTCATTTAAAAATCTCATTTGTTCAACTGAAATGCAGGCACAACCTGTGCTAGTTGAATATTGTTGTGGAATTAGACAACATTCTGGTCTGAATTCATTTGCGTACCAAAAATTTAGTTTTCCTTCAGGTAATGGAACTTGTCCACCTTTATTTTTTTTTAGTGGTGCAAAAACGTTAATTTCATTAGTTGGTTGCATACCCCAGTTATTTCCTGGAACACCTTCGCTCATATTAAAACCTATTTTAGCTGGATTAAGATTTCTCATAGCTTCTTTTTTTAATTCATTTAAATTTGGTAAAATTAAAAAAAATAGTAAAATAGATAATAAAAAAAGTGATAAACAGATATTAACTAAATTTAAACTCATTTTATAAATATTAATTAGATAATAAATTTCTAAATATATTATCTAATTTTAAATTTAGGGACCTGGAACTGGTGGTGGAGACCTACCACCTACATGTCCAAATACTGTAGATATTAAAACTATTACAATTAGAAGAGGTATTAAAATTGCTACGTACCCTATTGTAGAAGCTGTTGCAGCTGCAGCTGAAATCCATCCTACAAATGGTACAAGTGCTAGTAACCATAAAGCAATAATTGCAGCAGCTAATATTATTAATAATCCAATTAATACATCTTTTAAAAATAAGAAAAATGAAAATGTTGTAATAAAAAGACCAAAAAATTGATATAATACCAATGTAAAAACTCCATGAGTCTTATACATTGAATCTTTATTGTTAATTGTTTCACTTAATATAGGTATTGTAAAATTTAATGTACGTCCAGATATATTTGATGCCGTTTCTCCTACATTAGTTCTTACATTATCGAACATTCCTCGTACACTATTACCTGCTGTTGTTAAATTATTAACACTATTATTAATAGTATGGAAAACATAATTTATAGGGGCAAAAGCATTATTTGAAATACTTATTAAAATATTTTGAACACAACTGTTAAAGTTATCGGTAGCTATATCCATTTTGGAACGTGTCTTATCATTTATTACATATCCAGCAAATGGCATGTAAACTGGATTACATTTATTATTTGGCCAGTTTTTTTTTAAAATAGGTAAATGATTCATGATATAGAAATATGTTATACATAAGATAAATGAGTATATAATTATAAAACTAATAATAACATCTACGCCATATCTTTCATAATATCCATTTTTTTGATATAATTTAATAATTGTACTTTTTATATCATTAGTCATATATAATAAAAAACTATTTTTTTATTTAAACATTTTTCGATTTTGAGCCATTATTATCTTCCCAATCATGGAATATATTTTTACCTAAACATATAATATGGTCTGATGTAATTAAACAGTTTAATTTATCAACATTTATATCACATTTTTTGGCTAAGTGACTATCTTTTACATGTATAAATCTAGACATAGATTTATCATATATTAAATGTGAACCAGATACAATAATTTCATTTTTACATTCACCATTTGGTATCAAATATAAATCTTCAATATATTTATTGTTATCATCTAAATTAGATAATATCATTGTTCCTCTTACTACAGAATTATTCTTTAATATATCACCTACTTCTAATTCGCACATTTTACAAAAAGTATTATTTTTCTTCTTTACTAATGTATCAGGATGAAAACAGACTGAACCGACTGCTCTCAATGTCTCACCTGGTGGACCACGCCATATAGATTCAGATGTATCATTACTGCCACGAACCATATGACCTAATGTAAATGTTGCACCAATAAGTTTATGGAAAAGGTCTACAGTATATATAATAATTAATTGAACACTTATCAATATATTAAGAAATACATTCATTATACTAGTTACTATTTCACTTATAAAATTTCTAATTTTATTAAAAAATGCGCGAACAGCTTGTATTGCATTTGTTAATTCGCTAACAATATTTCCGAGTAGACCTTGAGTATAGTTTAATGGGTTAAGTAAATTACCCATGTACAGGGTTTGCATGTTTTGAATACAATATGTAAAATTAGAAGTGACATCTTGATTAAAAAATCCAGCAAAAGGCATAACAGCTGGATTACAGCGATAAATAGGCCAATTATTTTCTATATTCTTTAATCCTATTCCTAAAACACTGGAAAAAAATAAAGCAAAAAATATTATTAATATTAGTATACTTAAAACTAAATCACTAGTTTTCATATTAAAATAAATATATATAATTTTTTTTCAAATTTAAAATTTAAAAGGATATAAAAATAATGCTCTTAATAATATGTAAGATATGATAAAAGATGATAGCAATGATATTTATCAAAAAGAAAATGTGAAAGACGAAGATATAATTATAGTAAATAATGAGAGTATATTTAATCCGTTTAATCCATTGAATAATGAAATTTGTAAAAATGATGTTATAGGTATTCTTAATAATTATGGTGTCAATTATAGGATTGACAACATAGTTCTTTATCAAAGAGCATTTGTTCACAAATCTTATACAAAACGTCCTCATCTAGAAAATGTAGCTTCGGATATAAAAATAGCTGAAAAACCATATAATTGTTTAGATTTAAAAAGTAAGTCTAATGAAAGACTGGAATTTATAGGTGATGGAGTATTAGAATTAATAACAAAGTATTATTTATATAGAAGATTTCCTAAGGCAGATGAAGGATTTATGACTGAAAAAAAAATTGCTTTGGTTAAGAATGAACATATTGGCAAGTTAGCTTATGAGATGAGATTACATAAATGGTTGCTTTTATCAAGACATGCAGAGGAAAAAAATACACGTGTAAATTTAAAAAAGTTGGGTTGTTTATTCGAATCTTTTCTAGGTGCATTATTTTTGGATGTTAATAAATTATCTATTAAAGATGAAGAGAATTGGTTTCAGAATGTATTTGTTACTGGTCCAGGGTTTCAAATGGCTCAAAAATTTGTTGAAAATATATTTGAAAAGCATGTTGATTGGACTGAATTGATAAAGAATGATTACAATTATAAAAATAAGTTTCAAGTTTTGATACAAAAAGAATTTAAAACTACACCTGAGTATGTTGAATTAGAACATGATATAGAGAATGGTTATGAAATGGGAGTTTATTTATGTTTAGGACAAGAATTACATGAATTTAAAATTAGTGAAAGTAAAGATTTCAACTATTTTGGTACATTTGAAGCTATTCAAAATTACTTAAAAGATAATGATAAATTATTAGTATTTTTTGGTAAAGCTAAACATAAGATTAAGAAAAAAGCTGAACAAGTAGCGTGTGAACAAATTATAAAAAATATTAAAATCTAACTTTATTAACTATAAAAATAAAATTTAATTTTTGTTAATATTAAATTAATATTTAATTAATATTTAATTAATATATAATTATAATAAATGGCGGAACAACTTTTAGCTAATTTAAAAATTAAACCAATACCCAAACAAGAAAAAAAAATTCAAATTGAACTAGAAAAACCAGAAAAACCTAAATCTGATAAACCAGTAGATATTAATGTACAAATAACTGATAAAACAAAAACAAGTAATATTGATAGAAAAACATTACTAGATTCAATTAGAAGCGGAATTGATGTAACCGTAAAAAGACCAATAGATACTACAAAATTTGTTAGAAAAAGTGAAAGTATTGAAAAAAAGATAATACAAGAACCAGTAACAGAAAGCGAACAAACAGAAGCACAGGAGAAAGAAGAAGAAAAAGAAGAAGGTCAACAAGAAGAAAAAACGTTTAAAATAATAAAAAAAAAGAAAAAGGTAACATTATCAACTGTTGATAAAGAAATAGAACCATTGAAAACTAAAAGAACAACTGTAAAAGCTGAAGAAACTCCAATTACAGGACCATCGTCTCTTTTAAAATTTTCGAGTATAGAAGAGAGATTACCTGAACAAGAAAATAAAGTATTAATACGTGCACCGGCCTACTATTTAAATAATCGTCAAATTTTTGTGAATTTTATATCATCATTATTTGCTCCATATAAAAAAGAACTTCTTGAAAAAGAAAATAATTATTCCTGTGAAAAATCCTCAAGTGAGTTCTCTCTTCTTATCCATCAAAAAATAGTAAGAGACTATCTTAATCTTTATACACCATATAGAGGATTGTTATTATATCATGGTCTAGGTTCTGGTAAAACCTGTTCATCAATTGCTATAGCAGAAGGATTTAAAAGTGATAAACTGATTTATGTTATGACCCCAGCATCTTTACGTGTAAATTATATTGAAGAGTTAAAAAAATGTGGTGATTTATTATTTAGAAAAAATCAATATTGGGAATTTATAGATACAAAAACTAATCCAGATTTACAAGAGGCGTTATCTTTTGCTTTGCAACTTAGTAAAAAATTTATAAAAGATAATGGAGGAGCATGGATGGTTAATAGAAAAGTAAAAAATTCAAATTTTGATAAATTAAGTTCTAGTCAACAAATTACTCTTGATAAACAATTAAATGAAATGATAAAAAATAAATATAAATTTATTAATTACAATGGTTTAAGAATGTCACATTTAAATACATTAACTATAAATAATACTGTTAATCCATTTAGTAATAATGTAGTAATTATTGATGAAGCCCATAATTTAGTAAGTCGTATAGTTAATAAAATAGAGAGAGACAAAAAGAAAGGGGAACCAACAACTATTGCAACAAAATTATATAATTTATTAATGTCAGCTGAAAATTGTAGAATTGTTTTACTTTCTGGAACACCAATAATTAATTATCCTAATGAGATTGGTATTATGATGAATATTTTACGTGGGAAAATTAAAATATGGAAAATGAAACTTTCTATAAGCGAACAGAGAAAAATATCACAAGAGACACTTATTAAATTATTTAAATCATATTCTATATCAAATGATATTCTAGATTATTTACAATATAAATCAACTACTAATATTTTAACTATTACAAGAAATCCATTTGGGTTTTTTTCATATAATTTAACTGGTAAACCTAATGGTAGTGTAAAAGAGTATGAAGGAGTTACAATAGGAGAAGATGGTAATGTAAGTGATAATGATTTTATAGAAATTATTACTAGAATTTTGAATGATAATAATATTAAAATAGTTAGTAAATCAATTGAAATTGATACATTTAATTGCTTACCAGATACATTAGAAAACTTTTCTAGTTTTTTTTTAAGTTCTGATAATAGTGATAGTAAAAAAGAGTCTACATTAAAAAATATGAAATTATTTAAAAATAGAATAATTGGATTAACATCGTATTTTCCTGATATAGAAGAATTGCTACCTAAATATAATAAAAGCATGAATTTTTATATAAAAAAAATAGAGATGAGCGAATTCCAATTTTCGGTCTATGAGGAAGCTAGAAAGAATGAGAGAACAGTTGAAAGCAATAGAGCCAAAAAACAGAAAATGAAAGCAGGAAGTGATATATTTGAAGAATCAAGTTCTACATATCGTATTTTCTCTCGTGCTTTTTGTAATTTTGTTTTTCCTAAACCAGATATTTTACGTCCAATGCCTAAAGATTCTAATGAATTATCTACAATTATAAATGAAACAGTTGATGAGAATTTGCTTGATGCTGCAGATGAATTAGTAAGAGAAACTAAAAGTAAATCAAAAAATGATGAAACAGAAAAAGAAGAAAAAGACGAAGCTGAAATAGAGTTAGATGAGTTAGCTAGTGAATTTTCTGATGTAGAAAGAGAAGATATATCATTATCATATGAAGAGAGAATTAAAGATGCTTTAAAACAACTTGATGAAAATAGAGAGAAATATTTGACTCCAGAAAAATTAACTATATATAGTCCTAAATTTTTAAACTTATTAGAAAATATTTTAGACCCAACATATGTTGGATTACATTTAATGTATACACAATTTCGAACATTAGAAGGAATAGGTATTTTTTCACTTATTTTAAAGGCTAATGGGTTTACTCAGTTTAAAATTAAAAAGAATGTTGAATGGCAATTAGATATAACACCAGAAGAAATGGGAAAACCTAAATTTGTTTTATACACTGGAACAGAAACACCCGAAGAAAAAGAAATAATAAGAAATATATTTAATGGAGATTGGGAATTTATACCTCCCTCCTTAAAAAACGAAATTGAAGCAATATCTTCAAATAATATTTTTGGAGAAATTATTAAGTTGATTATGATTACCGCTTCTGGTGCAGAAGGTATATCACTAAAAAATGTAAGATATGTTCATTTGACAGAACCATATTGGCATCCAGTCCGTTTAGAACAAGTAATAGGACGTGCTAGACGTATTTGCAGTCATAAAGATTTACCAGAAGATTTACAAACTGTAGAAGTATTCTTATATTTAATGACATTTTCCAATACACAGTTAGAAAGTAGCAAATCAATAGAGTTAAGATTAAAAGATAAGAGTAAGATAGATAATACAACACCTCTAACTAGTGATGAAGCACTATATGAGATTTCAACATTAAAAGAAAATATTAATAAAGAAATCTTAAAAAATGTAAAAGAAGCAGCTATAGATTGTAATATACATAGTGAAATAGATGATAAAAATGATTTAAAATGTTTTACATTTGGGAGTGTAAATACAGATAAGTTTTCGTATGTGCCTTCAATATCTCAAGAAGAAAGCGATACTATAAGCGATATTAACAAAACTAGTCAAAAAGTAAACGCGGTAAAAGTTACCATTCCAGAAATTGGAACAGCTGCGTTTGATAAAAATACTGGAAAAGTATATGATTTAGATAGTTATAAAAGAAAGAATCCTATTCAAATTGGAACATTAACTCAAACATTTAATGAAGCTAAAAATAAAAATGAATATACATTTACTAGACTTTAATAATTTTATATTTTTTAAAAAGTATAAAATTTTTATCTAGGTACACAGCTATTAGGCATATTTGATGGTATTCCTGCTGCGTTTCTATAACGAACTACCCTTGGTGGAACAACATATCCTCTATTTCTTACACTTCTTAAATGTCGATGCTGAACATTATCTTTTGGACCCCTATTAGTGAGACCTTGTAAAGATAATTCATATTTATCATTACTATTTTTGGTAGCAAAAGTTCCTCTACCAATTGCATCATTTTTTATTCTTTGTGTTCTTTGATCACTACTCTGAACATTTAAAAATTTAGCTTGTACATTACTTTTTAAATCATTATTTCTAGTGCAAGATATGTGATTACAATTTATTTTACAATTATAGCCCAATTCTTGATACTTTTTAGTTAAATTATTTATATTATTATTTTTGTTAGCAATAAATGTTTTTAAAAAACGTATGCGCCCTACAGAAAATGTTGTAGCACCATCAGCATTTCTAAACTTACTAGGCATAAGTGTCATTTTAGGATTAACATTTGAAGATTGAATCGCATTATTGATGTATTGTCTTGTAGGAATGCTAGATAATATTATATTCTTGTTTTTTTCTTTTTTTAAAACTGAACCCATATAAAATATATTGCTATTATTTTTTTTTATAAATAAAACATTTATTACAATAACAAATAGTACGTTCTCTTTCTAAAGCTTCCTCAATTACATCAGTTATCCAACAGTGTGAACATTCATTCCATAATATTTCATCAATATTTTTTATCATATTATTTTGAATTTTTAAAAACTCATTTATTGCTTTTTTACTATTGTGAGTATATAAAATAATTTTACCGAGTAAATCTTGATTATTTATGAATGTAGTCCATTGATTAGAGTTAATATTTACTAATAGTTGCTCACATTCGATAATATGTTTTTCAACTGTAAATTTTAAATTTACTAATTCTTCTAGATTATATGTATTCATTGTTTTTTATTGAATATAAAAAAAAATAAATAAAAATCAATTTTTTTCGCTTTCTAACTTTATCCAGCATTTTTCATTTTTTCCATCAGCAAGTATACCTTTAATTCTTCGGTCTATCATAGGAAAAGGAATACTTATTTTTATTTTTCCACCTTCATTTACATATTTTTGCATTATTTTAAAAAGTTCTTTTATTGGTTCATAAGATATAGTTAATTCTAGTTCTGTTAGTTTTTTAACAATTATTTTAATTTCTTCTTTTCTCTCTTCAAGTGTTCTAATTTCTGGATTTTTTTTATCATATTTTTTCATTTATCTATATTATCAATATTATTACATATACATTACTTTCCAATTTTGATTTTCTTCTTTATTTTTTATAATTAATTCATCAACTATTTTATTATCAACTAAAAATGGAAATTCTACTTTAAATGATAATTTATTGTTAAATAATTTAGATTCTGGTTTTAATAATCTATAAAGATTAATCTTTGTAAAAATAGTTTCTAAACATCTCTTCAAATTTCTAACTCCACTTTCATTTTCAGTGTAATTGTTTACTATGTAATTTATAGTATCATCAGGAAAAACTAAATCTGTTTCCTTAAATTTAATTTCTTTTATTATTAAAGGTATCAAATAATTCTTCACTATATTTCTCTTATCTTCTATTGTATATCCTTTTGTTGATATTTTATACATTCTATCTCTCAAAATACTATTAACTTTGTTTTCATCATTATAACTGAATATAAATAATGCTCTACTTAAATTAAATTCTATCTCAGAAAAATATTTATCATGAAAATTATTATTTTGACTAGTATCAATAAGATGTGTCAAAATTCCGATAATTTCTTCACCTCTTGGTGTATCACTAACTTTGTCTAATTCGTCAAAATATATTATAGGATTTGAACATTTTGTTTGTAATAAAATATCAACTATTTTACCCCAAGTACTTCCTTCATAAGTATAACTATGTCCCTCTAAAAAACTTGCATCAGTAGCCCCACCTAATGCTATTAATGAAAATGGTCTATTTAAAATTTTACTAATACCATCTTTTATTAGTGTTGTTTTACCTGTACCCATAGGTCCTTTTAGAGCTATAGCTGTTCCAATCGCTGATGGATTAACTATCCATTGTCCAATTAGTTGCATAATTTGCATCTTAGCATCATTTAAGCCATATACAGCACTATTTAGTATCTGCATAGAATTTTCCATAAATTCACTACATTTATCTAAACCATCATCTATTTGAACTGGTAATTTAGATACTGTATTAAATGGTAGCCGCATAAAAGTATCTACCCAATTTTTTAATTTAAAATACTCACCAATACTTGGGTCCATATTTTCCATCATTGTAATTTTTTTTAGTGCTGATATTTTAAAACTATATGGAATATCACTTTCCAGTAAAAGTATTTTATATGGTTTATCAATTGTAGATAATTCATTTATTTTCTTTAATTCATTAATAATATCTTTCTGTTTTTCTAATTTAATTTCATTGCGGAAATATTTTAAATCATTCATATTATCTTTTTCAGATAATAGACTTTTAAATTCCTTTACATTTTTTTCAGTCTCTTTTTTTTCATATTCTTTTAAATCAAACTTTTTACTCTCTTTTCGTTTTTTTTCTCTATTTGCTAATTTTACTAACTCTTTTAATATTATTTCACTTTTTCTTTTAGCAATTAATTTTTGAGTTAATGTGTCTAATTTACTCCTCTTTGGTAAAGGAGAATCTTCTTCTTCATCTTCAGAATCGTCTTCATCTTCAGAATCGTCTTCATCTTCAGAATCGTCTTCATCTTCATCTTCAGAATCGTCTTCATCTTCAGAATCGTCTTCATCTTCGTCTTCGTATTCGTCTTCGTCTTCGTCTTCGTCTTCATAATCGGGGTCTTCGTCTTCGTCTTCGTCTTCATAATCGGGGTCTTCGTCTTCATGGTTATATCTATTTTTGCTCTTATTTAAAGTATTATCGTTTATAAACTTTAATTTTAAACGTTTAGAATGTTTCTTTTTAATTATTTTATTTTTTTGATTTCTTAAGTTTAATGGTAAAAATTTTAATATTTTTGTTTCTATAATATTATTTTCTGAATTATCAAGTTCACTATCTTTATCATCCGAGTCTGATGTTTCGGAAAAATTATTTTCATTTTTATAATATTTACGGTGTTTTCTTTTTTTGGATCTAGTATAGTATTTATGACTATTTTCTATAACTGCAATACTTGATAAATCCATATTAATATAATTAGGTAATATAATTTTATATAATTTTTTCAATTTTTTAATATTTTTTAAATAAAAATTGAAAAATAAAACTATCTAAATATTATTTATTAAATATAAGGAGAATGACAAGTATAGATCAAAATAGTAAATCATCTTCAAAAATTATAGGTATCCAATTTAGTATATTATCTCCAGAAGAAATTAGAAAATCGTCTGTAGCAGAAATAACAACTAGAGATACTTATATTAATAATAAACCAGTAATTTCAGGTTTATTTGACCCACGTATGGGAATTTTGGATCCAGGTTTAATCTGTCCTACAGATGGATTAGATTATATGAAAACTCCTGGTTATTTTGGTCATATTAATTTATCTAGACCTGTATTTTATATTCAGTATCTAAACATTATAATTAAAGTCTTACGATGCACATGTACAAAATGTAGTAAACTACTGATTAATAAAGAAAGATATAAGTATTTATTAGAACTATCTAATGAGCAAAGATGGGCAGAAGTATTTGCTATAGCTAGTAAAGTAAAAAGGTGCGGTGAAAATAATGATGATGGATGTGGATATAAGCAACCAAAAAGAATTTTTAAAGAAAATCTAGCAACAATTATTGCTGACTGGGATTCTCTAGATAATCAAAGTTTAGATGGAAATACTAATATTTCTATGAAATTAACTCCAGAAAAAGTAATAAAAATATTTAGAAGAATATCAGATGATGATATTAAATTTATGGGATTTAGTCCACTTTGGTCTAGGCCAGAATGGATGGTGTGTCAAACATTAGCTGTACCTCCACCAGCAGTTAGGCCTTCTGTTAAACATGATTCTCAACAAAGGAGCGAAGATGATTTAACACATATTATTGTTAATATTATTAAAGCTAATAAATCATTGCAAGAGAAAATTAATCAAAATGCTAGTTCGAATGTTATTGAAGATTGGACAACAGTTCTACAATATTATACTGCAACATTAGTAGATAATAAAATACCTGGAGTCGCATCTGTTGCACAGCGTTCAGGTAGACCTTTAAAATCAATTAAAGAACGTCTTAATGGTAAAAGTGGAAGAGTCAGAGGTAATTTAATGGGAAAAAGAGTAGATTTTAGTGCTAGGTCAGTAATTACACCTGACCCACAATTATCGATTAAGGATTTAGGGGTACCAATGAAAATTGCTAAAAATCTTACAAAACCAGAAATAGTAAATAAAAATAATATGAACTTTTTATTAAAATTAGTTCGTAATGGACCAGATAAACATCCTGGTGCTAAAATATTAGAGAAAAAAAATGGTGATACTATTTCGCTAAGGTATGTAGATAGAGAATCCATTAAATTACAGATAGGAGATACAGTTCATAGACATATGATGGATGGGGACCCCATTTTATTTAATAGACAACCTACACTTCATAGAATGTCTATGATGTCTCATATTAGTAAAATTTTACATGTAGGTGATACATTTAGAATGAATGTTGGTGATACTAAACCTTATAATGCTGATTTTGATGGTGATGAGATGAATTTACATCTTCCGCAAAATGCTGAGGCTGAAACTGAACTAGCTCATTTAGCAGCTATTCCAACTCAAATAATTAGTCCGGCCAACAATAAATCAATTATTGGTATTTTTCAAGATTCATTGTTAGGATGTTACACTTTTACAGAGAAAGAAATAAAATATTCACCAAGAACAGCAATGAATTTACTTATGGCAGTTAGAAATATAGATGTGTCAAAAATTAATAAAAATGAAGTTACTAATTTTGAAATGTTATCACAAATAATACCACCATTATCATTACAATATAAGACTAAAAAATATAGAGAGGAAGATGATTTTAAAACATCAAATAATGTATTACAAATAGAGAATGGTAAATATGTTAGAGGACAAATGGAAAAGGGTGTATTAGGTGATGGTTCTAAAGGATTAATTCAAAGAATTTTCAATGATTATGGTCCATATGCTTCTGCCGATTTTATTGATAATTTACAGTCGATTATAACTGATTATATGAAAATTAATGCTTATAGTGTGGGAATAAGTGACCTCATTGCAGATAATAAAACTAATACAGCAATTGCTGATATTATTAGTGAAAAGAAAAAATCAGTAAATAATCTTATTGATGAGACGCATTTGGGAATTTTTGTAAATAAAACTGGTAAAACAAATGAACAAGAATTTGAAACACAAGTTAATAATATATTGAATAAAGCTTCACTAGAAGCTGGTAAGATTGGTAGATCTAGTTTAAGTAAATCCAATCGTTTTGTAATTATGGTAAATGCTGGGTCAAAAGGTAGTGAACTTAATATTGCACAGATGATTTCTTGTTTAGGTCAACAAAATGTAGATGGTAAACGTATTCCATATGGATTTACTAATAGAACATTACCTCATTTTAGTAAATTTGATGATTCTCCTAATGCAAGAGGTTTTATTGAAAGTTCATTTATTTCAGGTTTATCACCTACAGAATTATTCTTTCATGCTATGGGTGGTAGAGTAGGTCTAATTGATACTGCTGTAAAAACAAGTCAAACTGGGTATATTTCAAGACGATTAATAAAATCATTAGAAGATTGTATGGTTAATTATGATATGACAGTTAGAAATAATAAAAATAAGATTATTCAGTTTCATTATGGAGATGATAATTTTGACCCAGTACGAGTTGAAAGTCAAATTATTCCATTTATTGAGATGAATAATGAAGATATATATAATTATTATCAAATGTCACTAAATGAAAAAGATAGTGTAATTACTTCTGTATTTACACAATCAGCAAAGAAAAAATATAAAGCTGAAAAGAGTGAAGTAGCGATTAAAAATAAATACTATATAGATTTAGTAATTGAGAAACGTAAAGAAATTATAGATAATATTTATAAAAAAATTAGTAATAAGCAAATTCATTTGCCTGTAGCATTTAATCATATTATTAAAAATACATCAGGTAATTTTGAATTAAATATGAATTCATTAGTAGATATTTCAATTTTAGAAGCATATAAAATGATTGAAAATACATTTAATAATTTAAGTAAATATACATACATTTATCCAAATGAATTATTTAGAGTACTATATTTCTATTATTTGTGTCCAAAAGAATTATTGATTGTAAAACGCTTTAATAAAAAAGCATTAACTTATTTACTTGATAAGATAGTATTAACTTACAAACAAGCTATAATTAATCCAGGTGAAATGGTGGGTATTGTTGCTGCACAATCTATTGGTGAACCAACTACACAAATGACTCTAAATACATTTCATTTTGCTGGTGTATCATCTAAGTCTAATGTAACTAGAGGTGTACCGCGCATTGAAGAAATATTATCACTTTCAGAAAATCCTAAAAATCCATCTTGCACAGTTGCATTACCTAAAGATATACAAGAAAATCAAGAAGAAGCTAGAAAACTAATTCATAAATTAGAGCATACAAAATTATATGATATAGTAAAGTCAATTTCTGTATGTTTCGACCCGGATGATTTAAATACATTGTTGGAAGAAGATGAATTATTAATACAACAGTATAAAAAATTTAGTGAAGTGCTAGAGGAATGTCTCGAAAATAATATACAAGATGATAAAGAAAAATCAAAATGGATTATTCGTATGGAATTAAATGAAATTGAAATGTTAGACAAGAATATTACTATGGAAGACCTTTATTTTGCATTAAAAAACTCTTATCCTCAAGTAAATTGTATTTATTCAGATTATAATTCAGATAAACTAATATTTAGAATTAGACTTAATAAAAATACGCAGATAAAAAAGAAAGAAACTAATGTAGCTAAATCACTTGACCAAGCGGATGAAATCTACATTGTAAAGAATTTTCAAGATGAATTGTTAAATAATCTTGTGCTTAGAGGTATTAAAAAAATATCGAATGTTTTACTTAGGAAAGTAAATGATTATATGATTGAAAATGAAACATATTACGATAAAAAAGATATTTGGGTATTAGATACGGTTGGGACCAATCTAATTACTCTACTGTCACTAGATTACATTGATGTTAATAATACAACTACTAATGATATACAGGAAATTTATAATGTTCTTGGAATTGAAGCAGCAAGACAAGCTATCTATAATGAACTTACTGAAGTGATTGAATTTGATAGTACATATATTAATTATCATCACCTAAGTTTACTATGTGACCGTATGACTTGTAGTAATAAGATGATATCAGTATTTAGACATGGAATTAATAATGATAATATTGGTCCTATAGCTAAAGCATCTTTTGAAGAAACTCCAGAGCAATTCTTAAAGGCAGCAAGACATGGAGAATTAGATAATCTTCGTGGTGTATCGGCTAATGTTATGTGTGGTCAGAATGGATATTTTGGTACAGGTGCATTTAAAGTAATGTTAGATGTAAATAATATTACAAAAAATAGAGAAACCGAACAATTAGTTCAAGAAGATAATAATAAATTTATAGAAGAACAATTTGGTGATTTATTAAATCCGGATGATCCTTGTAGTATTAATAATATTTCAATACAAACTAACTTAGAAAATCTAAAAGAGATTGACTTAGGAAAAGATGATGATTATGACCCTTTTGCTTAGAATTTAATTAAATTCCAATATTTATAAAATTGAAATTTAATTATATTTAACTATTATTTTTTAATTAAGCTAAAAGTAATAATAATGACTTTTGAAAAAAGTAATAATATTGAAGATATTTATGTAAAAAACACATATGAACTTATAGCCAAACATTTTAATGTTACTCGTGTTTTTACATGGTCATGGATAACTGATTTTATAGAGAGTTTAGAATTAAATTCCACAATTTATGACATAGGTTGCGGTAATGGTAGAAACATGAATTTTCCTAATCAAAATTTTATAGGTATTGATAACTGTACAAATTTTATTAATATATGTAAAAATGCAGGAAAGAATGTAATAAATTGTAATATGACTAATATTAATTTACCAAATAACTCCGCAGATGCTATCATTTGTATCGCCGCTTTTCATCATTTATCAACTGAACAAAATAGATTAAACTCTTTAAAAGAAATCTATCGATTAATAAAACCAGGTAAAAAAATATTATTATCAGTATGGTCTATAAAACAACCAAAAAAAACCCGTGTTACATTCACTAAGTATGGAAATTGTATAGTTAAATGGAATAATGAATTTAATAGATATTACTATATTTTTGATGTTAATGAAATTAAAAATCTTTTTAAATTAGCTAATTTAATATTAATTTCACACAAATATGATTGTGGTAATGAAATATTTATTTTAACTAAAATAAATATTACTAATAATTGATATTATCAAGTATTTCACGAGCATAGGTTTCTCTTGAACGCGCTGCATACATATTAATACCATATGATAAAGCTTTTGGTCTTAAGATAAAAGTTTTAACATTATTTTTTTTTCCATAATGTTTTACAATTTCTTCTTGTCGATTTTTTGCTCTATAAACATCTTTCAAATACCAATTATTCATAACTTTAATACCAAAATTATTGTCATCTAAAGAGTTGCCCACGCCATCAGCACTTACTAAAGTAATACTTTTTACTTTATAATCCAGATTATTTAAAATATTTTCTGTTATAATATCTGAATAATCTATTTCGAATGGTTTTGCTCCCAATGTAAAAACAATATTATCAAAATTATAATTGTTAAAATTTTCATAACAATCTATTTGTAAATTTTCACTAGTAATAAATAAATTATTTTTTTTTCCATTCATACCACCACCTCTATATGGTATTCTCAATACTCTTGAGCTATTTGTTAATGCTAACACTTTTTCATTTTCTTCCAATTTTTGATAAATTAGTTCTCTTCCCAAACCACTATTAGCTCCAACAACACAAAGATTGAATCCATTTACAAATAATTTAACATTTAATAGTAAAATAAAAAATATATTAAGATTCATTATAATTTAATAAAATTATTTCATTTTTAAATTATTTATTTACTATATATTTTACGATTATTGTAATATCAGTTAATATAATTATTATCATCTCCTAGTATTTCTTCTATTTACTCTATTTACTGTATCTATATTACTAAAACATAAATTAATTAAAGAAACAGATACTAATAAACTAATAATTAGATAAGTAACTTCTAATAATCTACTATTTACACTTTTATCAAATTGATTTGTCGGTACTATATTAACTTGTAATGTTGCTTCATTATATTTACTATCACAGCGAAATATATAATAAAAATCTAAAACTTTTTCTAATGTAGCTAATTCGCTCCATATTGCATAAGGTCTAATTACTAAATTCTTTTTATTTTCTAATCCAATTTCACTTTCTACTGTAAATTCATATGGTATAACAAAATGATTACAATAATTAGTGTTAAAACCATAATCAACGCAAGTTACTTCTTCTTTAGAAAATCTAATAATTTGAAAATCGCATGTATTTTCAATTATATTTTCACGAAGTGGATAATCTATTGGTAACTTATAATTTGTATTTGTTAAAGCTAAAATACCAATAAATTGTAAAAACATTATTATATTAATTATATTTTTTTTTGAATACCATTTAATTTCAATTTTCTAAATAAAAAAATATTTAAAATTTTTAAAATTTTTAAAAGATTTCTTCGATGGTATTAGGTTCTAATATAAATGGATTAAAATTTCCCTGTAATTTGTAGATTAAATTATTTCTTTTAATTTCTAAATTATTAGGTTGAAATTCTTTATTCCATTTAATTATCAGTTCTGTAGAGATACAATTTTCTATACTAATTTTTGGATATATTAATTTCATATATGCTACTGTTCTTGCTATTTGTCCTCTAGCTAGTTCACATGGGATATAATAATTGAATCCTTGCATATATTTTAATTCATTTGTATTTTCAATAAATCTATAGTTACTTCTATATAAGTTACTTTCAGCACTAGTTAGAAATATATTATGCATATCACATTTTGCATATTTATACATTTTGCTAAAAGATTGAGGATAAACATGTTCTGCGGTTAATAATTTATTATTTGTTATAGTATTATTATTATATAAATCGTATGTTAATAAATTATCATAATAATGTTTCTTTATAGATTTAATAGATAAATAGTTTAATGGTCTATAGTTTAAACAAAGAGATAATATTACAATATTTAAAAACATACTTTACTAAATAAATTTATTAAGTTTTTTAAAAAAATTTTAATTATTGATATTATATTATTATGAAAGTAATTATGTTATTATTCATGATAATAAATATTTTAGGTTTTAATATACCATTTACTAAACCAGAAAATAATAAAGTAATACTTCATTTAGAACGATTTAATAAGAGATATAATTTATTACATATTGGTATATCATTTAAAAATGAAAAAAAGGTTATAAGATTAGATTTTAGACCTAATAATTATGGTAAGAGCTATATTACAAGTGATAGAGAAAGATTAGATGCATCACTACTATTTCCTGAAATCATGGGAATTAATACTAATATAGAAAATGTAGCTACATTAGGTATTTATGAAAATCCAATAATTTTTGATACAAATAACATTGATAAAAAAAATATATTTTGGGGTTACACTAATAAAACACATGAAGAAATTCTTACTTTTGAGAGAAAATATTTAATAAATAAAAAATATAAAGTTGGTTTATACGATTGTCGACATTTTGTAAATGATTATACTTTGTGGTGTTTAGATAAACCAACACCAATATGGAAGTTAAATAGACTTTGGAATTTATATAGTTAGATATTAAAAGTATATTAATAAAGAATGTTAATACTATATATGAAGATATATCTGATATTGTTTTTTATAACTACATATGTAAATACATTTTGCGTTAGAAAAAATTTTAATATAAATCATAATCACATTAAAAATATTAAAAATAATAAAATTATCAAAATGAATTATGATAATTTTAAAAATTATGATGATATAATTAGTTTTTTACCTACATTTCAAGCTAGTATAATTATTAATAACTGGATTAATAGTGTTCAATTACAAGAGAAGGAAATTAAGAAAATAGAAAAATATGATGAATATGATGAAATAGAAAAATCTATTCCAGAATATATAAAAAAAAGTATTTATGACATGAAATTTTTTATATCTATAAATCGTAATAAAAAAAATACAATATTATTAGCTTGGTCGCCAGAAAATAGTTATAAAAAAAAGAGTGTAGTTTATATTATAGGTTGCAAATTAATAAACAATATAGTACACGTTGAGCGTATTGCTCAAAATCCATATTATAATAATATTATCGATATTAAAAGTATAAATTTTGTAAAAGAATTAGAAAAGATAGTAGACAATAACAGTGGATTAAGTGGAATAAATTATGATGAATTACATAAATATGATATAAGATTTAAATTATCTTGGGAGTTAGGATATTATGAAAACTAATTATAGGTTCGTTTTATTTCCTTGGTAATTTTTATTTCTCTCTCACTTTTTAAAAATTTTAAGAAATTATCTGTTAATTCTTTGTCTTTAAAAAATTTGAGCATGCTATCATTTAGAAATTTATAAGTTAATGGTTGTGCTATTTTACTATCTACGAAATTAAGATTACCATCACTTATTTTTATTTTGGCACTTGTAAGATTATTTTTATTTACGTATGATATTATATCATTATTAATATTTTCTCTTTTTTCTCTAGCTTCTTTCACTCTATTTGTAAGTTCTTTAACCGAATTATCTAAAATTATCCACTTTTTTACATTTTCTTCTAAACTCATTTAATTATTATATAAAAAATAATAATTAAATCATTATTTAATTATAGTTTTTTTCAATTACTGTCGTTATATCTTCAACGGGTTTATGGCAGCGCCGTGCCCGCCCTATCAAACACGGGCTGGAGGGGCAGCGCATGCTCGGCCCACTTCGCCTCCTGCTCGTGCGAGGCTCGCCCACCTTTTCTAGATTTTCTGGGTTTCTTAGATTTTCTAGATTTTCTGGGTTTCTTAGATTTTCCGCTAGCTAAAACTGCAGTTAAAAAGGCTAATGGTACAAGTACATTTCTTCCTCCTTTTTTCATGGTTTTACCACCTTTGTTACAGTGACCTTTTCCTTTTTTTCCTTTGGTTTTCATACCACCTTTGTGAATTCTACGTGTTAAAGACATTTTATATATTAAATATAGAAAATATAAAATATTAAATTATATTCATGAACTTCTCTCTAAATTCTGCTAGACGCTTTCATTGACTGCTTTTACTGTATCATAATAATCTAGTTGCCTCGCAACAGATTCTGCATCGCGAGCGCCCTATAGCGTTTCCTGAGCTGCTGCTGGTACATATGGGGGGCGGTGGCGGAGCCGCCTTTTCTAGATTTTTTAGATTTTATAAGTTTTTTTTCTATGGTCAGCCCAGATGGTTGGCACTGTGACGCGGCCTCAGCCCCGGGAGTAACAGGCTCGGCCGCCAGGGTTCGTCAAACACGCGAACATGGACAATGCTGCTCCTCCTTTCTTAGATTTTTTTAGATTTTCTAGGTTTCTTAGATTTTCCGCTAGCTAAAACTGCAGTTAAAAAGGATAATGGTACAAGTACATTTTTTCCTCCTTTTTTCATGGTTTTACCACCTTTGTTACAGTGACCTTTTCCTTTTTTTCCTTTGGTTTTCATACCACCTTTGTGAATTCTACGTGTTAAAGACATTTTATATATTAAATATAGAAAATATAAAATATTAAATTATATTCATGAAATTCTCTCTAAATTCTGCTAGACGCTTTCATTGACTGCTTTTACTGTATCATAATAATCTAGTTGCCTCGCAACAGATTCTGCATCGCGAGCGCCCTATAGCGTTTCCTGAGCTGCTGCTGGTACATATGGGGGGCGGTGGCGGAGCAGCCTTTTCTAGATTTTTTAGATTTTATAAGTTTTTTTTCTATGGTCAGTGCCGAAGGTTGGCACTGTGACGCGGCCTCAGCGACGGCAGGAGGGCAAATTGGCACCGAAATTGCATTCCCACCTTTTTTAGATTTTCTAGGTTTCTTAGATTTTAGCTAGCGCAACTGCGAGACCAACGGCCTTTGGAAATCAACCGGTCCGTGGGTGTCGCCCGGTTGAGATCCACGGCCGCCTTTTTTAGATTTTCTAGGTTTTTTAGATTTTCCGCTAGCTAAAACTGCAGTTAAAAAGGCTAATGGTACAAGTACATTTTTTCCTCCTTTTTTCATGGTTTTACCACCTTTGTTACAGTGACCTTTTCCTTTTTTTCCTTTGGTTTTCATACCACCTTTGTGAATTCTACGTGTTAAAGACATTTTATATATTAAATATAGAATTTTTATTTTTAAGAAGTAAGTAAAATATTCCTAAATGTAGTAAGAAACTAATAAAAACAAAAACTAAAGATAAATAAATATATGGATAAAATTCTTTTAATAAAATAGAAACTATAGGTTCTATTATAGGATTAATAGCTTCTTTTATATTGCTTTTAATATCTTCTCTTTTTAATATTTCAAGACAATCTTTTACAAAATTATTTTTCATCTTTAAAATAAAAATATAAATAATTCGTGTTAATATTTTTTAATTTTTCTTTAAAAAATTTAAGAATGGAAAATATACTAGATATTAATGACAAATTTGATTTTAATAGTTTAAGTTTAGAGAATCCAATGCCAATGCAAGGTGGTAATTTTTTTACTAAACTTAATTATTCTAATAAAAAGTTACCATTATATATTCAATTACAAAAATGTAATAGTAAAAATGGAATTATAAAAAATAATACAAGCAAAAAATCTCATATAGATTTACTATTTAACTATTTTGATTCAAATTTGCTATCTTGGTTCGAATCTTTAGAAAATAGATGTAGAGAACTTATATTTAACAAAAAAGATGAATGGTTCAACTCTGAAATGGAATTAGATGATATTGAAAGTATGTTTGCTACAACATTAAAATCATATAAATCAGGTAAATATATTGTTTTAAGAGCTAATATTCCATCATCAAAAAATATCAAAAAAGAATATTGTATGATTTATGATGAAAATGAAATTATTTTGACTAGTGATAAGGTTACAGAAGATAAAGAACTTATACCTTTAATCAGTGTAGAAGGTATAAAATTTTCATCAAAAAGTTTTCAATTAGAGATAAATATACCACAAATTATGGTTTTAAATTTAGAAAATACGATTAAAAAAGATTTTATGATAAAAAAAAAAGATAATACTTTAGAAAAGAGTGAGGAAACTAATATTGATAGTGTAAAAAGTGAAGAAAATATACAGGAGAATGTAGAGAATGTAGAGAAAGCAGAGAATGTAGAGAATGTAGAGAATGTAGTGAATAGAGTGAAAGTAGTGAATGTAGAGAATGTAGTAAATAGAGAGAAAACAGAGAATAAAGAAACTATTAAAAATTTAGAAGAAAAAAAACCTTTAGAAGAAATTAGTGATTTAGATTTAGAAATTGATAATTTAGATGAAATTTCATTAAAAGATCCGGAAGAAATATATATTGAAATATATACATCAGCTAAAAATAAAGCAAAACAGATGAAAAAAGCCGCACTTGAAGCATATCTACATGCAAAAAACATAAAAAATAAGTATGGAATTGAAGAAAATAATAGTTCAGAAGATGAAATTAGTAATTTTTCATAATTATTAAAAATTTGTTTAGCAAAAATAATTTTAATTTGAAAAAAATTTTATCATTCATTTTATATATATGACTTTTTTCAAAGATATAATGAAACAGGTTAAATCAATGCCTGTATTATTCTGTGGAGTAGTTGTTTTAGTATTAGCATTATTAATTTACAACTCACAAAAAGGTATTTCATTATCAGGTATGGCGAATGATAAACATGTTAATGATTCCAATTCAGACCAATTACATGAAAAAGAACTATCTGACGCAGCTGAAGTAAATGACATGCCTACTATGTCATCAGGAACACCTGGTTGTATTAATAGAGAAGTATCTAATCCTGAAGATTTATTACCAAAAGGTGCTAATTCAAGTGAATTAAATAATTTAGCACCAGTTGGAGAGGGTGATTTCCAAAATGTAAATTTATTAAAAGCAGGTCATCATGCTGGTATTGATACTGTTGGTGGAACACTAAGAAATGCTAATTTACAATTAAGATCTGAGCCACCAAATCCTCAAGAACAAGTTAGTCCATGGTTAAATACAACAATTAAACCAGATTTAATGAGAATCCCATTAGAACTGGGGTGCGGTCCTCAATAGATAAATTAATATTTTTTATATAATTTTATTAAAAATATATATAAAATGAATGTTGATATATTTAGCATAATTATAATATTATTGATTTTAATAGTAAGTTATCGTTTATATGTAACTTCAGAATATTTTCAATTAAAATGTATAATTTCAACAGTAGATGGTGAAAAATATTGTGTAAGAGAGCGTGAAAAAATACAGCAAGCCGCAGACAAATTAGCACAACTTAACATAAATTTAAAAAAACTAGTAGAACATTGTGTTAAAGAGTATCCGCATAATGAAAAAGTAAATCGTTTGTATAATAATTTTAATCCTAAAAAGATTAATGAGACATTACCTACTAGTGTATATACAGCGTATAGTGAGAATAAAGGAGAAAAACTAGCATTTTGTTTAAATAAAGAAAAAGATGAAGAGGATAATTTGATAGATTTAAATACATTAACTTATGTTGCTTGTCATGAATTATCACATATAATGACTAAGTCATATGGTCATCCACCTATATTTTGGGAGAATTTTAAATTTTTATTAGTGGAAGCAGAAAAAATTAATATTTACAAACCTATTGATTATAATAAAAAAAATAAAGAGTATTGTGGAATGAAAATAACTGATAATCCATATTTTGATATTTAAAATTCACATAACAGTAGTTTTTCTTTGATTGTATTTGCAAAATTATAAATAATAATTTTAATCTTTAATAATTTTTCTTGGAAATTTATTAAACTATCAGGTAATAATTCAAGAAGTATTTCACATTTTTCTATTTTTTGAAAATAATCAAATAGTAAATCATTACTATTTTTATTAGATAATTTATTTTGAATTATTTTTTTTTTAATATTACAAATATCATTACATATATTAATAATATTGTGACCATTATATCTAATTTTTAAAACTTTATCTATACAGTTTATTGCATGTAGTAATGTATGTGTATCTATTTTTTTACTATTTAATAATATAGATTCTCGGAATTTATATAATTTAAGGGTAGAATAGTTTTCTATATCTTTTACATGTAATAACAATAATATATTTAGTTGCATTTGTCTTTTTACAAAATATTTAAATGATTTCAATTTTAAATATTTTATTATTTATACTTATTATGATTTTGATGTTACAGATGCTTGTTGAACAGGACTGCTAGCTGTAGGTGACATAAATTGAGCTACATGTTGCGTTCCTGTTGTACCATATTGTCCACTTGTTCCTGCCATACTTCCATTACCATTACTATCAAATACTATATCAAAACTATATCTTTTTCCGATTTGAGACGATTCTCTATTTTGTGAAGAAGCTTGTTCACTATCTTGTAATTTTTTATTTAATTGTTCAATCTGTTTTAATCCTTCTTGTATCTGTTTTAGAATTTTACTTCTATCTTTTTGTTTTAACTCTTCTGCTAAAAGATTGAACATTTCTATTATTTTACTATTTAATTGTCTATAAATATTTTTAAAATTATCACCACTTACATCTGCTAATTGCTGTGGTGATGCGTCTGCTGGTGGTTGTCTTTTTGCACCTGGTGGTACGCCTGCAGGTGGAGATGCGTCTGTTGGTGCTTCCGGTTCCGTTGGTGCTGCGTCTGCTGGTGGTGGTGCAGCTGGTCTTGATGATGCTGGTGCATTTGCTAATTGCTCTGGTGATGGTAATCTACTCTGAATTATATCTGGTTCCGCTGGTGCTTCAGGTTCATCTGGTGCTTCAGGTTCATCTGGTGCTTCCGGTTCCGTTGGTGCTGCGTCTGCTGGTGGTGGTGCAGCTGGTCTTGATGATGCTGGTGCATTTGCTAATTGCTCTGGTGATGGTAATCTACTCTGAATTATATCTGGTTCCTCTGGTGCTTCAGGTTCCTCTGGTGCTTCAGGTTCCTCTGGTGCTTCAGATTCCTCTGGTGCTTCTGGTTCCTCTGGTGCTTCAGGTTCCTCTGGTGCTTCAGGTTCAGCTGGTGCTTCAGGTTCAGCTGGTGCTTCAGGTTCCGCTGGTGGTGAAGCGTCTGCTGGTGGTCTTTTTGCTGGTCTTGCTCGTGGTATTGCGGCCGCTGGTGGTAGTGCGTGTGGTGCTGCGTCTGGTTCTGCGTCTGGTGCTGCGTCTCGTGCTTCAGGTTCCGCTGGTGCTGGTGCAGCTGGTCTTGCTGATGCTGGTGCATTTGCTAATTGCTCTGGTGATGGTAATCTACTCTGAATTATATCTGGTTTCACGGCTTCAGGTTCCTCTGAAGCAGTTGGTGCTGATTCAGATGGCGCTCCTGGTACTGATGCTTCAGATGGTTCCTGTGATGGTGTTGGTGCTGCTACTGGTGGTGCGTCTGCTACTGGTGGTGCGTCTGCTACTGGTGATGCGTCTGCTCGTGGATAGCCTCGCGGCGTGAGACCCATGAGAGCTGTACCCTCTGGTGTCTGCCCTCTGGTGCCCAGACTCCGGCGTCTGCCCTCTAGTGATGCGTCTGCTCGTGGATAGCCTCGCGGCGTGAGACCCATGAGAGCTGTACCCTCTGGTGTCTGCCCTCTGGTGCCCAGACTCCGGCGTCTGCCCTCTAGTGATGCGTCTGCTCGTGGATAGCCTCGCGGCGTGAGACCCATGACAGCTGTACCCTCTTGTGGTGCGTCTGGTTCCGCTGGTGCTGGTGCAGCTGGTGCTGGTGCAGCTGGTGCATTTGCTAATTGCTCTGGTGATGGTAATCTACTCTGAATTATATCTGGTTTCACGGCTTCAGGTTCCTCTGAAGCAGTTGGTGCTGATTCAGATGGCGCTCCTGGTACTGATGCTTCAGATGGTTCCTGTGATGGTGTTGGTGCTGCTACTGGTGGTGCGTCTGCTACTGGTGGTGCGTCTGCTACTGGTGGTGCGTCTGCTACTGGTGGTGCGTCTGCTACTGGTGGTGCGTCTGCTACTGGTGATGCGTCTGCTCGTGGATAGCCTCGCGGCGTGAGACCCATGACAGCTGTACCCTCTGGTGTCTGCCCTCTGGTGCCCAGACTCCGGCGTCTGCCCTCTAGTGATGCGTCTGCTCGTGGATAGCCTCGCGGCGTGAGACCCATGACAGCTGTACCCTCTTGTGGTGCGTCTGGTTCCGCTGGTGCTTCTGGTTCCGCTGGTAGTGGAATATCAGATGCTGCATCTAGTTGTTGCATTTCAATACCATCTCCGGTTGATGGTGTTGTT